TTATTAATCAATTGATAGACCAAAGAAATATAGTTTTAAATGAATTAGCAATGGTGCGAGCAGAATGTGCTTTGGTAAATGAAGAATTAACTATAGTTAAAGAAGAAAGTAAAAAAGAAACTGAAGAAGAAGATACAAACGAAGAGTAAGATACTATTTATTATATGAAATACTATTCCAACGATTGACGGATGCTATGTGAATGAGTATGAAACCTCTATTAGCTAGTAATCATCTTTAACTAAGGGGAGATCGGGCGAATGGCACTAGTCAGTGACATACAACTCCAATCGTCTGCAGTAAAGCCACCAAATTTAGACACTAGCCAAAAGTTTTCGGCTGAAGGACTAACCGCTACAACTGCGTTTTCGGTTACGGATGCGGGGGCAGGTACCACTGTAACTCCTCTTGGCTTAATGACAGCACAATCAGCTAACGATATAAGTGCTTATTTTAACACCACTAATACAGATGGCGATATCAATCTTTATCTAAACAATGATGCAAATCCATATTGGAATTTAAAGTTGTCAGGTACAGCAAGCGATTCTTTTATGATTACAAATGCGTGTGGTGGTCCAGCCGGTGGAACCGCAGCTGAAAAAACAGCGTTATCTATTACTCCTGTAGGAGCAGTAGGTATAGGTAAAGCGAGTGCAAGTAATGCTCTTGATATCTCCTATCAAAATTCTTCTTCGGGTGGTGTGGTTATTACGGAGGCTACAAATAGTATTGCAACAAAAATTATTAGTGAATCTTCTTCGGGTTCAATCGGAACCACTACGAATAGTAAGTTTGGTTTTAGAACAAACTCTGCAACGGTTGGGGCTTTTGATACATCGGGTAATTTTGGAATTGGAACTGATGCACCTGGCGCTCTTTTAGATGTAAGAGGCGCTGCTATCTTTAATGAAGCTGGCGCTGCGGTTGATTTTAGAATAGAAGGTGACACATGCGCTAATTTATTTTTTGTTGATGGTTCAGCAGATAAAATAGGTATAGGCACAGCAACACCACAGGTTCTGCTTGATGTAGATAATGGAGGTGCAACTAGTCAAATACTTATGTGTGTCAATGGTTGTATTTGTGCTGCAGGTTATTTGGGTGAAGCCGCCGGTCATACAATAGAAGATGCTGGAGTGGCAGAAACGCAGCGAACAGGTCTTAACTTTGTTGTTACAGATGTGGGTTGTGTTGTAGATGATAGCACTAATGATGCTACGGTGGTTTGTATTAATGGTGCGAATACTTGCGTTCCCTTTCTAATGTGCGATGGAAGCACTTCTGACCCTATTTCACTTGCAGGTGGTAGTATTGGAAATCAAGTAGCAAATGATGGCTCTCCTTGTTTGGGCGGTACATTAAACGGTTGTGATGAAAATGTTTGCTGTATATGCTGCCTTGCTATTAAAGGGTGTTATTTTGGTGATGGTAGTCAATTAACAGGCGTTTCATCTGTACCAAGTTCTTTTTCTGGTGACTGCACAATTATTGGTTGTAGTGCTGGCGGTAATGTAGCTGCTGGTGGGGCGAAGATTGTTTTAATTGGTGGAAACGCTGGCTATAATGCTACTACACCTTCTAATATAGTTGTTATGGGTAGTAGTGCTGGCTTATGCATGACTACTGCAACAGATACGGTGCTAATTGGAACTGGCTCAGGTCGTTGTGTATTGACTTGTGCAGGTAATTTGGCTCTTGGCGCTTGGTCGTTATATAACGAATGCGCTGGCACTAATAATACTGTTGTAGGAACGTGTGCTGGTCATGCTCAAAAGGGTGCGACTACTAATACATTTGTTGGCTCCCATGCTGGCGTAGCAGCTTCAACTGGTTCTGGAAATGTTTTTATTGGTTATAGAGCAGGTTGCGCTTGCACCACTCAAAGTAATAGATTATATATTGGTAATGCAGTTCCTATTTTAGTAGGCGATATAACTTGCGGTCTTGTTGGTATTGGAACTACTTCAGTTGTTACTCATGCTGCTGACACTTCTGTATTACAAATAGGTGGTAATGCTGTATTGTGGGGAAATAAAACTGTAGGTTCGAGTAAAAGCTTACAGATCTCTCAAAATGCCCAGTATGATGAAGACGGTTCTTGGGAATATATTAGCACTGATCAAGCCTCAAATTATTATCAAGATTCCGGAACGCATGCGTTTAGATATGCGGCATCGGGTACAGCGGGAGCGGATATTACTTGGTCTACTGCTCTGACGATATCAAATGCTGGTCTTGTTGGCATTGGAACTGGTGCGCCAGCTACTCTTTTAGATGTTACTGGCACAGGTAATACCGTAAAAATAGGGAAAGCGGGAACTGCGGCATTATGGGCAGCAACCCACAATACCTGCAATACATTAAATATTGGTGTTGAGGATACTGATGGTGGAGATATAGCAGTCGGATCTACAGGAGGGGCTGGAATAATATCATCGGCTGATTCTGGTAAATTTTTACAATTCGCTACAGCTGGAACTGTAAGAACCACTATTGACGAGACGGGTAAAGTCGGCATCGGCACGACCTCGCCTTCTGGTGCGCTTGAAGTGATTGTGACTCCCGGTGTTCCAGTGCGAATAACAGACCCAAGCGCGAGCACGACTGCGAGCGAGCCGTCACTGGGATTTTACGGCTCGACAGATGGAGCAACGCGGTTGGGGTATATAGGAAAGGGTAGTACGGCTAACAATGAATTTAGAATAGTTAATAGCCAAAATGATGCGATGTACTTTGGTACCAATGACACGGAGCGGATGCGGATCACCAGTGCGGGCTATGTCGGCATCGGAACTACGGCACCCGATGTTCAGCTTCATGTAGAAGCAGGGACCGACACGACTACAGGTACCGTTCCTTCCGCACGATTTGAAAGAACTGGAGCAAGTCAAACTGGAGTTGTCTTGCGGTCCAATAGTATTGATGGTCTTATTTTACGGGCAGATTCCGCTGGCTTCGGCTCAATTTCCAGCTATGAAGATCTGGGATTTTATACAGGTGCTACGCCAGGGTCTTCTTATGGTACAGTGCGGATGCGGATTGATTCGGCAACGGGCAATATCGGCATAAACACGGCGACAGCGTGCGCCCTTTTCCATGTAATGCAAACAACAGCAGGCACTTATGCGGCCCGATTTGAAAACAATCAGGAGGATGGTCCAACGGTCTTCATAAATCATACTGGTACCAGCACCGCTACAAACCCAGTATTGGCCGTTGCTGGCGCCGGCAATGACGTGCTTCAAGTCAAATCGAATGGTGCGTTCTTTCTCAGTAGGACAAATACTGGTTCTGGTGCATCTGATCCTGGATGGTTAATGAGTGGTGCGGGCGGTACACTTTATGGAGCGGCGGGAAGCGCGGTGCTGTATGTGAGTATGTCTGCTACGGGAACTATTCAAGGATTTAGATATAACGATACCTATGTGGGTCAAGTAAGCATAAGCACAAGCGCAACATCGTATGAGTCGGCATCTGACTATCGCCTCAAAGAAAACATTGTAGATCTTATTAATGCAACTGACCGCGTAGCTCAACTGAAGCCGCGGCGATTTAATTGGAAGGTCGATCCAGATGTAATAACCGATGGGTTTATCGCACACGAAGTCGATAGCATTGTGCCCGAAGCGGTTTCTGGCACTAAAGACGAGCGGTGCATAGTTGAGAACGTGATATTGGCGGCTGATGGAACAAAGATTGAAAAGAATGTGAGTGAGGCACTTTGGCAAGACGGCAAGACGGACGGTAAATACCCGATTGATAGTACGTGGAAAGCATCGCACGAGGTAGATTGGTATCAATCAATGGATAATGCCAAATTAGTGCCGGTGCTAACAGCGGCAGTACAAGAGTTAACCGTGAGGCTTGAGGCTGCAGAAACAAAAATAACAATCTTAGAGGCAGCATAACAGTATAAAAGAATAGATTTAATAAAACGGAGTAAATAAAAAATGGCTAATCAAATACCCATAAAAGTAATGTGTGATGGTTCGGGAAACACCTGCGGCCTTGCACAATTTACATCTTCAGATAGTGTCGCTATTGCGGCTGGTGGAACAGGATTAACATCACAGGGTATATGTGAGTTTGTTCAACCTGGTTTGTATGCGGTTGGCTGTAAGGTTACTTATTTAGGTATTTGTGCAGGTAAGGCTGATACAGGAGTGGGTCACGATAATACATATGTGGGGTATGCAGCAGGTACAGCAGTTACAACGGGTTGTCAACATACTCTTATTGGTAAGGATGCTGGTCAAGCTATTACAACTTGTAGTCAAGCAGTATCTATTGGATATCACGCCGGTCGCGCGCAAACCTTTGGTACGCAAAATACATATGTTGGTTGGGCTGCGGGATCATCTGCCACTACCGCCGACAATAATACTGCTGTAGGTTATCTTGCAGGTGGCAATTCGATATGTAGTAACAATACTTCAATTGGTACTTGTGCGATGGTTACCAATACACAAGGTCAAGATAATGTCGCCATAGGTACCAAAGCTGGCGCTACACAAGCTGCCGCTGGTTGTAATAATGTTTTTGTTGGGTCGTGTGTAGGTGCTGTTGCTCTTTGTAGCGAAAACACTATAGTGGGGGCTAAAGCGGGTATTGCTCAAACAAGTGGTGTAAAGAATGTATTTTTAGGTGCTTGTGTTGGGTATGGTGTTCAAGGTGGCGCAAATAATGTATATCTCGGTCATCATGCAGGGTTGGTAAATACAAGCGGAAACGCTAATGTTTTTATTGGAAACTGTGCTGGAGCTGCTTCTACTGCTTCGTGTTGTCTGATTATTGGTAATGGAACGTGTGATTTAATAGTGGGCAATTTTAATAACGGTATTGTTCGTATGAATTGTGTCGGTATAGGGTCATATACACCCGACAGAGCTTTAAGTGTTGTATCAGCAATGTCGATAGATAGCAATGCAAGTGGAACAGGCAGTCCTCAGATTGCATTTCGCCAAGCGACAGATAAAGCTTTTATAACATACTGGGATGCGAGCGATACGTTAGCGTTGACAAACGCATCAGCCGCAGGGCTGCACTTCGATCCTACAAATGTGCGAGTCGGAATTGGCACGGCGGCACCAGCAAACGTATTACACGCTTATGGTGCTGGCAACATAGTAAAGATACAAGGCTCAGGCGATTCTGAGGCAAGTATGGTCTTTACGCCCGCTAGTTGCAACGCATGGCAAATGGGCCCAGGCGTATTAACAGCAGGTACGTTTCAGATTTATGAAAATACTGCGGCTGCAGCTCGTTTAACTATAAAAGAAGGTGGAAATGTCGGCATAGGAACTACGGCACCAGAAGGAAATCTTCATATTTTTTCTGGTGATAGCAGTGCATCGGTTCATGCAAACGTAGACGAGCTTGTCGTAGAAGGTAGTGGCGCGTCAGGCATCCAGATTCTCAGCGGCTCAAGTGCGGGTGGAAATGTTTTCTTTGGTGACTCTGGCAACTGTGCGGCTGGCTCTATCCAATATGATCACGGTGGCCCTGATTTTATGAGTTTTTACACTAATGCCACGTTGGCTGTAAGAATTCACAATAATCAATTGTTCAGAGTTATCGGGACAGCCGCGAGTCCAACGTCCGATGATGGCGCGGCTGGAGTGGCGTATTTTACTGGAGCCGCCAGTGACAGTGGAATCGCGGTGGGGTCGTATGCAAGTTCTCCGTGGGATAATTGGATACAATCCCAACAAGAAAACGGCACGGTATCAAATATATTTTTACAACCGCGAGGTGGCCTTGTTCATATTGGCGATTCGGACGCTCCGGCAGATTATCTGGATGTGTCGATAGATTCTTCTGGAGGTCGAGCAGCAAGGTTCACTCAGAAAAATTCCAGTGGAAATATACTTGCGCTGGAATATAGCGGAGTGACTCCAGATAATAATACACAAAACTTTTTGATAACTTCAGACGGAACGGCAGTCAGAAATTACATCTACTCTGATGGCGATGTCTGGACTGCGGATGCAGGGACGTTGACTTCCGATGAGCGGTTGAAAACAAATATTGTTGATGCGTCTGATAAACTCGCGGATTTAATGCGATTGCAGGTTCGCAATTATGAGTGGACACCAGAGTATCACCCCACTAAAGTTGGTGAAAAGAAGATTGGGTTCATCGCTCAAGAACTTGAAACTGTTTTTCCTGCTTTAGTTTCGGAGCATGACATTGCTCCAGAGAACTCAATCGTGGAACAGTTATATATCGCGGATGATGACATACCCGAAGGCAAGGCGATTGGTGATGTCAAAGTTGCAGCGAAGGATCACGAACCGACAATGCGAAAAGCGTACAAAGACGCATTCGCTCCGATTCTGGTCAAAGCCCTGCAAGAAGTAACAACCCGCCTTGAGGCGGCAGAAGCTAAGATCACATCCTTAGAATCAGCTTAAAAATAAAACGGAGTAAATAAAAAATGGCTTATTCAGTAAATTTAACAGACAATCAAAAAACGGAAGTGACCAAACTCATTGCTGAAAGCGCTTCTCCATCTGACACTATTACAGCTTGGATTACGGGTCACCTAAACACAACTCTTGAAGCTTCTATGCGAGCGCGCCTAAATTCTGATATAGATACAAACTGGCCGAATAAAGAAGAGAAAAAAGAAACCATAAAGGCGTTAGACCCATCTGATATGGAAACTGAATATGGTAAATCTTTTCCGGCAGAATAACAAAAACCTTATCTAATAGTTTATAAGGGGGTGTTTTTTGATTAAAGTTGTAGGAGAGTATTATTTCCTATGACTTTTTTCTGTTTGGAAGTGTTATGAATCAACCGCAACAAACGCTAGACATAAAAGGCAAGTACTATATTATTAATCTTGCTGGTGGTTTGGGTGCAAGAATTATCCAAACATGTTTCATTCGTTCATTAATAACAAAAAGAAAACAAGATAGAAATGACTATCCTATTCTCGTTGTAGATAATAGCTTGATAGGAGAAATGGCTGCACAAGTTTTAAGAAATCAAAATGTTATTTCTGTAAAGGTTCCGGAAATACCTAATTCTTATCCCCATCATCCTGGCTTATTAACTATTCAAAATGGAAATAAGGAACATCCTATTTGGGTGGATACATGGCGTGATAGCTATAAGCAAAATAATAATGGTTGGTTATGGGAGCTATTAAATAATAATTGGGAAAGAGCATACCATATAGAGTATGGTTTTGGTTTAACGAAAACAATTCACAAATATAAAAAGAATAATAGTAAGAAGAGCTTTATTGGCTACCATTATGCTGATGGTATGCAAGATTTACATTATGATGGTGGTGTTCCAATGTTGGAAGTTTCACAACGAGAACAACAAGTTGATAACTTTGCTAACACACAAAACAAACCTTATATAGTTTTACACTTAGGTACTGATTTAAACCCTCAAGATTATATGTCCTCCATTAATTATAGGTTTCATAAGGTTTGGAGTATGGAACGGTGGGCTGATTTAGTTCAAAAACTTAAACACAAATATAATTTTGTTCAAGTATATGCTAATGAGCATAACCCCGAAATACCCGATGTAATAAGTATAAAAGTGGCCAGTATCAATCCTGTATTACAATTATTACAGCATGAACGATGCAGAATGTTTATGGGTATTGATAATTATTTGCCTCATCTTGCCGCAAGCATTAAAAAGCCAGGTATTGTTTTATGGGGAAGTGTATCACCTTATGTTTGGGGTTGGTCGTGGCAACATCATAAAGTACCTCATTTACATTTGTTTAACGATGTATGCGATATACAGCCTTGTTGGCGACCGAATATGTGGGACACTCAACAAAGTGGTCAGCAATATGTTTGCGATAGAGAATATAAATGTATGAAGTCAATAGAGGTTTCACAAGTAATAAAAGCAACTGAAACGGTAGAGAAAAAGTATGTCGGTGCCAAAAAAGAAAATGAGATTGTTCTATGAGCAACCTACCAAAGACGCTATATATTATATTGAATCATAATGCTGGCGGTATATCCACTATCTATTATGAAGAGTTAAAATATTATCAAGAACAAGATAATTTTGATTTGTTATTGATTGATAATGGTAGTAAGCTAGCTGAAAGAAGCATACATACTACTCATCAATTTAAAAAGAATGTTTATTTTAACGGAGCGATTCAATGGGCGTTTAAGTATATGTTGGATCATCCAGAGTATGAGTATTTGGTTTTTAGCAACAATGATATTTTTCTACATGGCTATAGGTTTGTAGAAACTATGGTTACGATAGCAGAAGAAAATGACTTTGCAATGGTGGCTCCATCTGGTATAGAAGGAAATGCTGGTCAAAACTTTTGGCCTATCATGCATTGTTGGTATAAGAAAGAGCCAAGAGTTGTACCTTGGATAGATTTTATTTGCCCATTTATTAATAGAAAATTAGTAGAAGAAATTCAACAGTTTCCTTCATGGTGGAGATCACCAAGTTATGGGTTTGATGATTACTGCAGCATCACCTGTAACCGTAAGGGATGGAAGATTGGTGTAAGTGACTTAATGACTATTTTTCATATTGGTCAATACACTTATCGTGAAGGTTATGGTGAGCGAGCAGATGATGGTTTGGATCTCTATACTATGCAGTCAAAACATCGTTCAAACTTTGATTGGAACTTTGAAAAAAGTGGCTTAAAAGATGAAATGTATGAATTAGATAACCTTAAGGCTTTATACGGAAGAAATAACTCTTTAAAGATGGGTAGGATGCCTGCAACACCAGATGAAGGTTATTATGGAAATAGACCTACGGTTGATAGACAATGGTTTCGCAATGATAAACAACGAGAAATCTTCAAAGAGAGAGAAGAAATATTAGAAAATAATTATATGAAAAGAAAAGGGTTAAAATGAATATACTTGGGTTACAGTGTGGATATAATGGAAGTGCTTGTGTTGTTAAGGATGGTGAAATTGTTGCATTTGGTAAGACAGGCGATAATTTAGAGAGAGGTATAACTAAGCAACTGATTAAAAATGTTTTAGATGATGCTGGCTTAAAACTTAAAGATATTAATTTGGCTGCCATAGTTAATTGGTTTGGTGATAGAGAGACAGACGGCACAGAGTGTTGGGATAAAAACGAAGAAAAGTTTTCTATTACGAAAGAGAACGGTATAGAATATTCATTTGATGATTTTGCAAGCTTCTATAGAAATAACTCTATGGTTGCTCAAGGAACTTACAATCTTAATATTGATAATCAAGTAGTTAGTTGTATGATTGTTGATCATCTCTTTGCTCATTGTGCTTATTCTTATTTAACATCACCTTTTACAGAATGTATGTCTGTTTGTCTTGATACAATGGATGGTCACGGTGCTAATAATGCCATCTATTGGATGCAAGATGAAGATAAGGCGTTTAGATGTTGGAGAAGAGATCAAACTTTTGCAGCCTTAAATGTATATACAGGATTTACTGATGTCTTAGGTATGTATCCGGCGTTATATAATTTTAATGCGTTAAGAGATTTAGCCAAACAACATAAAGAAAACACAGCAGATGTTTCTGATTGGGTGTGGCCTCAAAATGTACAGATGGGAAATATTTTTCACGGAGATCAAGGTACAGCCTTAATGGTCTTAAATGGTATTACTAATGTTCCAGAGAAGTTTGGGTATTATCCACCACTGGAAGGAGAAGGAGAAATAGACGATGCTTGGATGAATAAAAATGACGATAAAACGCTTGCTAAACGAGCGTCAATCGCAGCTAATGTATTGAGTGTAGTTGAAGGTTCACTACGAAACTACGTAGAAAAAATAAAGGTTTTAGGGGGTAATATTGCTGTTGGTGGAAAGGTTACGATGTTTGATAATATTGTAACTGAGTTACAAGATGAAAAAACTATATTTACCTCTCCACACAACGATGAAGAGTTATCTGCAGGTGCTGCTCTCTTTGTATCTGATCAGTTGATGAAAACAAAAAAGGGAGAAATAATCACTAACACTAAAAACAAAATACAATCAAAAGGAGTTTAGTTATGGAAACATATAACCAGATTACAGAGTTGTTGGAAGAATTTCATAGTAATCACGAAAAGAATGCTGATGGCAATAAGGCTGCTGGGCTTCGCGCACGGAAGTCAGCAACGGAGTTAAAGAAGCTACTAACGGAATATCGTAAAGAAAGTATTGAAGAAAATAAGTAATGAGTAGAGTGCTTGTAATTGGCGATTATTTAGATGATCGTTATCGGTTTTATGAACAAACAAGAGCCGACCCCGCTAACAGCAATGCGCCTGTAGTCGTAAGTACTACAAACGTAAGTGTTGATGGTGGGGCCGGTAATCTTGTTAAAAATATAGAATCTTTATGCAAATGTGAGGTGCTATTTTTTCATTCTAAATGTTTGGAAAAAGCACCTTCATTTTCCATACCTGCAAAAACAAGATACTATATTGACAATAAGTTTATCTTTAGAGAAGATGAGAATGACACTATAGAACATAATGATGAAGTTGTTGATAAGTTTATTGAGCAAATAAAAGAAGAAGATTTTGTGGTAATATCTGATTATCATAAAGGTACTATTACACCTAATGATATAGAAAAAATATTAAAGCATTGTAGCAAGTTTGATTTTGTTAAAACATTTGTAGATACTAATTACGTTTTTAAAGAACATAAAAATATTACTTGGTTAAAGATAAACAATAAGACAGCATTTGAAAAAACTGGTTCGTATGAAAGAGATGCAGCCAAAATAATATCGGATGATACACTATCTAATGTTATTATTACTAAAGGTGAATCCGGATTTACTGCATATATAAAAGGAATAAATCAAACCATCTGTTATAGTAAAGATGATAATAAAAATTTTGTAGATGCAATAGGTGCTGGTGATACCTATTTGGCTGGTTTTATTTCTGCTGTATTGTTGAATATGGGAGATTTACCAAGTATGATATATGCTGATGTTGTTGCTCATATTAGCACTACTAATTTAGGTACTCTAAATGAAGTTAACAAAGAAGATGCTGATGAAGAATACTTGAAGGTAAAAACATCTTTAACTGATATGGAGGATGTTTTATATGTCCATCGCACTTTTAATGATGATTAAAGACGAGTTTAAGTCAGCAAAGGATATCATTAAAAGTGTAGAGGGTATATGTGAAGAAAAAATTATTGTTATAACAGGAAATAAGAAAGTAAAAGAATCTGGTAATTGTAAAATACTCTATTTTCCTTGGCATGATGATTATTCTACACCTTTAAACGCCGGATTAAGGTTGTGTAAGTCAAAATGGGTTTTAAGGTTGGATTCTGACGAGGAAATAGACGAAATCAACCTAAAAAGGGTTGAAAAAGCTGTTAATTTACGAGATGATGTATGGGCTTATCAAGTCTCTCAAAGAGGTTATTTACCCGAAAAAAGGGTGGAATTTGGGGTTAAAAGAGTAGAAAACTACAAAGGATACACTAATGCAGTTGATGATGGTTGCATTCGGTTGTTTAGAAATGATCCAAGAGTATTTTTTCAATATAATACTCACGAAACTATATACGAGTCATTAAAAAGGGCGAACTTAAGGCATGTAAAATCAAATATTGTTATACATCATTGGGGCAAGCTCACTATGAAAGATAAAGCGCCCTATTATTATGAGTTAGCTAAAGATAGATTGCGCAGATATCCCGAAGAGTACCAAAGTTATTATTATGTTGGAGTATCTGCGGAATTTATTGATAAGTTAGAAGAGTCATACGAAGCTTTTAAGGCTGGTTATGAAAAATATAAAACTGAATACTATCGTATACCGATGGAATTTATACAACAAAAAAGGAGAAGATTAAATGGCAGATTCAATTAGTTTGGAACAGTTACAGGAACAGCATGGTCAGCTTTCACAGACGGTTAGTAATTTAGTGGCTCAAAAAGCTACGTTGGAAGATCAGTTAGAACAGTGTAAGGCAACATTGGCTTCTAATCAAGGCGCACTACAATATGCATATGCTTTGATTCAATCGCTTGAAGAAGGTAGTAATGTCAACACTATTGGCGAGGGCAATGTTTCGGAAGATATTTCGACTCCAGAACCAGAAACAGATGAAGAGGTTGTACTATAACTCTGTAAATAGTTAAGTGGGAGTATTTTTGAGAATATCAAGTCATATTTATTATGAAGTTTTTAGGTTCTTTCGTATTTGCTTTAAGGAAACTTCGCTACATGAGCATAAACATTATTGTATATAACCTTGCTTGATTGTTTGTCGAAGATAAATAAAAACTAAATAAATATTTTGTAAATACTCTCATTTAACTTATGGAGAAAATAAATGGCTGAAGTATTTGTATCCCCTGGTGTGTATACACAGGAAATGGATGATACTTTTAGTCCGCCGCCTGGTGCTGCTGCTATCGGTGCTGCTCTAGTTGGGTTCACGAAGAAGGGTCCGGCCTTTCTACCCACTACAGTAAATTCCTTTGGTCAGTTCAGAGATCGTTTTGGTGGATTAAATCCTGAATTTTATATGCCTTATGCGGCTCAATCTTATCTAAGAAATGCATCTACACTTAGTGTAACTCGCGTCTTAGGTAGAGGTACAGTTGCTGCTGGCACAATTGGCTTTCTTTCCTTTCCCAAATTGTCGGGTTTTTCAATCTCGGCTGTATCGGGTGGTTGTACTGTTTTAGGTACGGTTAGAAAGAGAACATCTGGTGATGGTGATATTCTTCTTAGTGGTACTCCTAGCAACTTTTCATTATCGGCTGGTGGCACAATTGTTACTGGCTTGTCGATGAATGAAGCTAGTGGTAACTATGTTAAGAAGGTTATGGGTACTGATCCACAAGCTTCTCACACTGGTGAAAAACTTACTGATCTTTATGTAGACGCTGTATTTGATTATGATTATGATAATGTTAGCGGTACTGTTAGTGGTGGGTCTGCTGCTGCCGGTATCACTCAAGATCATGTATCGGTCACTGCTAATGGTGATGCTTTTGATGATGTTACTGGTGGTTTCGCGGCAGCTTCTTCGCCATGGATTGTTTCGCAAAACGCTGGTGGAGCGGTGCAAAACTTGTTTAAGTTTCATACTCGTTCACATGGTCAGATTGAAAATAACTCTATTAAGATTCAAGTTTCCACAGTTGCAACTTCGGTATCTGCATTTCCCGAATTTACAATTAGTATTCGTAATGCTGATGATAGCGATATAAGTCCTCAGATTTTAGAATCTTATGAAAATGTTAACCTTGATGTTAGCTCTCAAAAGTATATTGGTCGTGTAATCGGTGATCGTTTTGTCTCTTATGACTTAACACAAGATCCTCCCGAATTACTCTTCAATGGTGACTTTCCTAATAGGTCTAAGCTTGTAAGAGTTGAAATGAATACTGGTGGTTGGGACAATGATTCACGACCAGGCGGTTTTAGAGGTGTTGGTTCAATTCTCGCTACAAACGGTGGTCCGATAACTGGCCCTGCTGCTGGACCTGGCTCTTCTAACACACAAGGTTTGAGTGCTGTTGTTGCTGCACTACCTACTGTTACTAATCAGTTAAAAGATGGTGTGGTTAATAAAACCAAGGTGATGGGTATTAATTTTCAATCACCTGGTGTTGGTGATAGACTTAAGAAAACCGTTACATCTGCTTCGGGTAGCACAACTGCTGATTCTGGCTTGTTGTTTATTTCTACTACTGGTGAGCTTTCGGGTTCGGGTAGTGTTACTAACTTTACGTTGGTTAACATGGTTGGCTCTAACTCTGGTAACTTTACCGGCTCGACCGCAAGACGCACCACTGGTCTTGATAATAATGATGCATTGAAATTTGTTGCTCCTGTATTTGGTGGTTGGGATGGTTATGATCCTCGTTCTAATCTACTTACTGATCTAAATGACGGTACAGTGTCGGGTGACTTTGATGTAGCTAGAAAAACATTAGCCAATCCCGAAGAAGTTGAGTTTAATTTGTTAGCAGTTCCTGGCGTTACTTCGTCTGCTGCTGGCGCACCTCTTAACAACTTTGTTGATATGGTTGAAAATAGAGGTGACGCTTTCTTACTGCTTGATATTGCTAATTCAACTGCTACTGGTTCTGGTTTAGCACTGTCGGTAGCACAAGCTCAGGCTGAAGGTAACAAATATGATAGTAATTATGCTGCTACCTACTATCCTTGGGTTAGAATTAATGACTCTGAAAATAATCGCCTTGTTTGGGTACCGCCTTCTGTTGAAGTAATGGGTGCCTATGCGTTTAACGATAGAGTGGGTCAACCTTGGTTTGCACCTGCTGGCTTTAATCGTGGTGGTTTGGAAAGAGTATTGGAAGTTAGAAGAAGATTGACACAGACTCAACGTGATAGTCTTTACAATAACACTCCAGGCGTTAATCCTATCGCTACATTCCCAGGCCAAGGTATTGTTATCTTTGGTCAGAAGACGCTACAGAAGAAGCAATCTGTATTGGATAGAGTAAATGTTCGTAGAATGATGTTAACAGTTAGAAAAACTATTTCTAGAATGTCTCGCAACTTCGTCTTTGAACAGAACAACGCTCAGACAAGAAGCGCATTGCTAAACATGGTTAATAACTATCTTGGTTCAGTACAATCGGCCAATGGTATTAACGAGTTTAGAGCTTCTATTGAAGAAGGTGCTGATTTAGTAGATAGAAATGTTATCAAGGGTAAGATTTTCCTCAAGCCGACTACGGTTGCTGAAATTGTTATCTTTGACTTTACATTGACACCTCAAGGCGCATCTTTTGGTGAGTAATAAATAATAATAGTGTGTGGGGGAAAACAAAACTTCCCTCACACCTATATTTATTTCAGAACATAAAATATTTTTATATATTTTGGAGATATAGAATGGCTGATGTTAGATCCGTAAATCAGATGCTCGCGGATACATTTGAACCGAAAAGAAGTAATAGATGGTTTTTCCAATTTGCTGACGATGTACTTCCTCAGTTTGTTGCGAAAACTTTTGCTCGTCCGACTTTCACTCAAGAATCTGTTGTTATTGATTACATTAATAGCAAAAGATATTTGGCTGGTAAGTTTGAATGGGGCACTATTGCTTTGACTCTTCACGATCCAATTGCACCATCTGCTTCTCAGAAAGTTATGGAATGGGCGAGGTTAGCTCACGAAACAATTTCTGGTCGTGATGGTTATGCGGCTTTTTATAAGAAAGATTTCTCTCTTAACTTAATGGACCCTGTTGGCGTTACAGTTGAACAGTGGGATATTAAGGGCGCATGGATTACCGATGCAGATTTCGGTGGTTTGGATTATACTAGTGGTGAGCCTGTTGAAATTAGTCTTACGGTTCGTCCTGACGAATGTATTTTGAGATACTAATAGTAGTTGTAGTTTAATTAATAGAATTTGTTTATTAAAATTTCTTGTAAATGTTAATTGCAAGAAGGAGTTTTAAAATATGAGTGAAAGCAAAACTGCATCTATTGAGTTTGAAGATGAGAGTAAAAGTTCTACCGAGATAAACCCGACTGAAATCAGTCAGAATCCCGAAGAGTATGCAAGAAAAGTTGCATCCGATAGGGCTACTGAATATGATAAGATGGCGGGTTTTTCTGTGCCTAGAGACTTTGTGATGATCCCTTCTAAGGGGAGAATTTACCCACAATCTTCACCGTTGCATAATGTAGAAGAGATTGAAGTAAGACATTTGACCGCGGCTGATGAAGATATTTTAACTTCAAGAGCTTTGTTACGCAGCGGTAAAGCAATTGATACAATGCTTTCAAATGTTCTTATGAACAAAAGTATTAACGTAGAAGAATTAATTTCTGGTGATAAGAACGCTATTTTAACATTTCTTAGAATTACAGGGTATGGGCCGGAATATCCTGTTGAAATTGATTGTCCTGGTTGTGGCGAAAACATTAAACATGAATTTGATTTGAGTCAGTTAACGATGAGGTTCTTAGATGTTGATCCAATATCGGCTGGTGAAAATAGATTTAGTTTTGTACTACCTTCGGGAGTTGAAATTCATTTTAAGTTGTTGAATAGTGCAGAAGATGCAAAGATTACTGATGAACAAGATAAGCTTAAGCGAGCTACAAATTCTCCCTTGGAGAAAAACGTAACTACTAAGTATAAGCATCAAATTATTTCTGTTAATGGTAATGAAGAACAAATATCTATCAATAATTTTGTAGATACGATGAACCTTCGTGATTCGCGAGCTTTTCGTACGTTTTTAGAAGAGTTAGAACCGGATGTTAATATGGAGCAGGATTTCAAATGTCGTATGTGTGGTCATACGGAGGAGGTGGAAATACCGGTGACTACCGGTTTCTTTTGGCCTGAGTCCTAGTCTTAAGGAATATATCTTTGAAGAATGTTTTTATTGTGTTTATTACGGGCATCTGAGCTTTACTGATGCTTATAACTTACCTATTAAATGGCGTAAGTGGTGGTTAAATAAAATAAACGAAATTAACGAAGAAGATAACAAAAGAAGTCAACAATCGGCCCAAGCAGCGCAACAATCTAGTGGTAAATCGTTACGAGCGCGAAGTATTGGTCGTTAATATAATATCCCCTTATTACTTTTTGTTATAAGGGGATATTTATTTATGTGAAAACGTAACTGGAGAAAAAGAATGGCAACACCACACGCTAGAATAGTTGATCCTTTTGCTGAAAAGTCTGGTGGCTTTGATTATGGTAATCTAGCTAAGACCGTATTAGCCGGCTTAGGAGTACATTCAGCTATTGATTTTTTTCGTAATCGTAAATCTGATGGAACTAAACAAGATAAACGTAATCAAGATGAACTGAAAAAAATTGAAAAAAAGATGCGTAAACAAAAGGATCTAGAAAAGAAATTAAATAAAAAAGGTATGACCCTTGACGATGTTCTACGTCAAATGAAAAAAAATAGAAAGAAGTAAATAGATGGCGGATTTAGGAAATCAATTAGAAGGTGCTGCTGGCGGATTAGAACGCCTATCCGAAGGCTTTGATAATTTATTAATAAAACTTACTAGCACTTCTACGCTTGAAGCTCAGATGATTAAAGAAAAGCAGACGGTATCCAAGCAACTTGCGAAAGCCAATAGAGATAAAATAAGAGAAGAAAAAAGGGCGCTTCCTCTACAAAAAAAGATGACCATACAGCTGCAACAAAGACTTAAAAACTCCACACTATTAAATAAAGGTTTAAAAGAAACCATTAAGAGTATGAATCTTTTTGGCAAAACTATGTCGGGGTTAAAAAGTGGTCTTGGTACGGTAGGAAAAGGTATGGCTGCTATAGGTAAGGCTGGCGTTATTGGTGGGTTAGTAGTGGGGGTAAAGTTTCTTATTGATGGTTTGCTGAAAGTAGATACAGCGATGGCTGGTATGGTAAAAAGCTTAGGGATAACTAGAGCTGAATTAGAAGGAGTAAAACAAGCAGCTTATGATGCAGAAATGACTATGGGTAGGTTTGGTGTAAGTTTTGAACAAACTGCCCAAGAGGCTGCTAATTTAGCTCAAATATTTGGAAATATAAAATATGTTACAGCTGGAGTAATTGAAGATAGTTTAAGATTACAAAAAGCATACGGAGTGTCTGCTCAAAATGCTGGCCAACTTTTAGAAACTTTAGAAAGAAGCCAAATTGCTAGTGGTGAGTTTTTACAAAGTATAAGAGATGCGGTGCCAGCCGGAGCAAGCGTGAGTTTAGTTATGCGAGACATCGCGGCTAACGCAGATAAAATTGCTGTTGCCTCATCACGCGGAGTTGAAGGTTTTAAAGCTATGGCTATCCAAGCTGCTAATGTTGGTGGTAGCTTATCTGATTATGAAGGTATAGCTACAGCATGGTCAGATTTAGAAAAATCTGGATTGGCCATGGGCAAGGCTACTCATTTATTTGGCAACCAATTGCAAGATGTTTATGGTGATGCGCATCAAATGTTTATGTTATACCAGACGGGCGATCTTAAAGAAATTAATAAAAGGAATCAAGAGGCCGCAAAATTAGCATTTAAGGTTATGGAAGATGGGTCAATTTTTAATATTGAAAAGAATAGAGAAGTAATTGCAGAAGATAGAAAATCGTGGGAAGAATTAACTGGTGAAAAATGGAAGGACCGGCAGAAATTACTTAGATCTGAGTCTGCATACGGTAAAAAATTACAAAAAGAACAGGATGCAAGATTAGCTATAGATAAAAAGATAACAGATGAGCGTGAAGCCCAAAACGCACTGATGGATGAGCAAAAAAATGTTATACAAAGAATGCAAGAGCTTGCGATGGGCGTGTTTAATCGACTTACAACTGCTTTCAGTAAGTTATTAGGTATAGATCAAACTGGCAAAGGTAGTATACATGGTCAGATAACGATCTTGGCTAATGAAATTGAATCTATATTTGATTTTCCTGGTTTAGAACAAAAAATATCCGATAAAGGTGGAGGTATTGGAGGTTTTATTAGTGCGGTATGGGGTAGTTTTAAGACATTAGGTGTTAAAATTGGTGATTGGCTGATTGAAGGAATGGAAAAAGCTATAACTTGGTTTCAAGAAAATTATACGTTTAGTATATTTGGTGGTTTTGAAAAGACCGAGCAAGGGAAGTTAAATGATCAATTAAAACTTATAGAAAAAGCAAACGAAGCTGGAAAAGATGTTGAGGCTGCAACGGCAGGCAAATCAACAGGTAATGTTGAAGCTTTCAATGATATGAAAACTGCGATTGAAAAAATAGAAGCTGAAGGTGCTACATTATTAAATTTACAAAAGAAAAAATTAGAAGGGTTGACGAAGGAGGGTGACATTGAGGCACAAAAAGAAGTAATAGCCGCACTGGAGTCACAGATAAAAGCAGATAGAGAAGGAGCAGTAAAAGCATATGTTACTGAAACAGAACAAAACGCCAAGAGACTTGAGACGGCGGTAGATAATGAAATAAAGGCAAGAAATAAAGTTACTGACAATTTAGAAGCTCAAGAAGAAGCGCTTTTAGAGCATGGCCGAAAGCTGGATACACAGAGAATAAATGAAGAGTCTTGGACTGGATGGGGAGGCGAAATGCAGGAGTGGCTCAAATTTGATTTTCAACAAACTGCAGGTCGTGGAGAAGAATTGAAAAATCTTGCCGCGAAGGATCTGGGTATTGAAAGAAATATAGTAATGATCGAAGAAGATACATTAACTAATAGTATGGTAAATATTTTAGCGCAATTGGCTGCCAACCCATTGGGTTCGTTGTCATTGTCTCGCGGTGGTGTTATTAATAAAAAAGGTACAACAGCATTAGTAGGTGAAGCTGGTGGGGAAGTTGTTACTTCAAGAGCTGCATTAAGAAATGGTGTTGGTGTAAGTGGTAGAGCTGCGTCAGCTTTAGCAAGTATTGGTGTTCCAGGGTTTTTTAGAGGCGTATCTGGAACTACTGATAGAAAAGGCTTAATGACGGGGTTTGGTTCCGAAGCCTCAAGAGGCGCTCAAGCAGCGGCATTCCAAAAAGAGCAAGCTATACAGCAAGCGGCGATGGTTAACTACTGGCGCGAACATTATCAAAACAAACTAGATAATATGGGTGATCCGAATCAAAAGAAGAAAGATGATTTAGATTGGTTAAAGAAATTTTTTAATGAAAACAAAAAAGATATTGACACTGTTGCGAAAGTTTTATTAAAGAATCAAGGTCCAGCAGCTAAAGAAATGTATAAAGGTGTTTTTACTGCTATGACGGCTTGGTCATCTGGCATGAAAACAAAAGATGCCTTAAAACTAGGTGTACGTGCTGGTCTTACAGAAAGTATGAAAAAAGGTGGTACGGTATATAATCTTTTTGAAAAAAGTAATAAAGCAATTGGAAAATTAATAAATTCTCAAAGCAAAGCTACTGCTGCAATGGGCATAGCGATGCAGTCTCTGTCTGTAGGTGTTCAAAGTGCGATGGCAACATATGCTAAAACAGGTGATTGGGGTGCAGCTAAAGAAAGTATGAAGAGGTCGGCTGTATCGGGTGGTGTGACGATGTTGGCCACCAAACTTTTAGGTAAAGATGCAATGAACGTAGCAAAAACGCAAATGGGCATACCTGCTGCGGCTCAAGGTAAGTATGTAAATAGCCCAACACTAATGATGGTTGGTGAAGAAGGTAGAGGCGAAGTTGTTATACCCACTGAAAGAATAAGAAAAGGTCTGCCAATAAACGCTGGTGTTGCATCAGAGTTAGGTTCTATTGGAGTGCCAGGATTTGAAACTGGAACCGCCAATGCAGCGAAAGAGGCATACTATGCTCAACGGTCGCGTTGGGACAAATCATCGGCGGCTTTTAGACGGCGTAATCCAGGCTCCACTTTTGGATTACGTAAACCTAAACTTAAAACTCCTGCAATAGAAACAGATCCGCGAGATGCATACGGTTTGGGTGATGCAAATAAAAGTTTTGGAGGAGGAGCAAAAGCTAGTGGAGCTGCTGCCGCCTTAAGTTTCGCACAGGTATACATGCAAACAGGTAATATGAGGTTGGCCGCACAAGCTGGTTTAGAAGCAGGTGTAGGTATGGCAGCCACTGCATTATTATCTATTCCTCCAATACCTCCCGGCGTAGGTGCGCTGGTAGGTCCGATGGTAGGGAAAATGGTTGGCGGTCCTCTAGGAAGAGCCCTTGGAATAACTGGTGGTCAGAAAAAAGCGCGTAACCGAGTAATTAAAAATATAGAAAACCATGTTAAAAGTCGTGGTATTTTTGATTATGGCTCACCAGGCGGAATGAGAAAAAATATTAGCGTTGCTGTTGGTGGTAAAGAAAATGTACCTCAAGAAAAAGATTATAATAAGTTAGTAGAAAAAGTTGGATCAAGTAAAGTTCTAAAACCATTATGGCAAGCCGGTATTGATCCTTCCATTTTAGTTGCTGCGGGTAGTGGAAAGCTCAAAGGTCAAAAAGCCTTTAACAGCTTTGCTGCTATTAATAAAGCTTTATATGGGGGTGCCGGTGGTGATAAATACATGAAAGCTATGGCTATACCTCAATTAGCAGATGGTGGCATTGTTACTAAACCAACTACCGCTGTTATAGGTGAAGCTGGTCCAGAAATGGTTATACCATTACATGAGCAAAAAGAAACCAACGCTACCATGATAAAAGAGTTAAAGAAACAAAATGAATTAATGCAAAAGATGATAAAGACACAGATTGAAACTGGTAAAACAGAAGTTCGTTTGGATGGTAGAGTGATAGCTGAATCAACTGCTGAAAATTTTTATGACATAGGTAACGGAGTATAGAGATTATAAATGGCAACTACTAGAACATTATTAGACGATAGAGGCAAGAGCATACTTGAACTATTTGTAGATAATATGGCTACATTAGGTAATATCAATATGTCTGCTGCAGCTAGCAATCAAATTGGATCTTATGATGGCAGTTGGGGTGAAGTAAATATTAACAACCCAAGAATAGAGCAAGCTACAAGATTTGGCGAAAATGTTGAGCCAGGTCACGAATATTTTGTTAGAGAAATAGAGTTCCCTGCCAAAGTTGGTGATGCTTTCGGTAAAAATGATTTTTTACCGGAACGTGATCACGACACTATCGGTAGTGATAAACCAGTTGGTGTGGCACTAGGTTTGGGTGAAAAGAACAATGCAGTGCTAGGTGAAACTAGAGTGGATAAATATACTGGTAAATCTACCTCTATTACTACAGTTTTAAATACAGTTAATGATTATAGTGGAGAATATAAAGATAATCCTCAAAATTTCATGCGACTAAAAGGAAGAAAAAGTTTATTTACTTTATTGCAAGAAACATGGAGTGTGTTTTTTAGTGATGATGATGGTGGTCCAGTATATAGAAACACACACCCAGTAGAAGGTGAAGTAGCATCTCGCGATGGTGCGGTAAGTGCAGGGATTGCTGGACAAAGTACAGTAAACAACAGATATAAAAGTAGTAGGGCGTATGACTTTAATTTTTATGCTGAACAAGGCCAAAGTTTTGTAGATGAGCCAAGCACTATGGATTTTCATAACTCAGCTATGCAAGGTTTTGTTTTAGGTCAAGTTATGGGCGGCAATATTACTTTAGCGGATAATGTTAGAACCGAAGCTCAAGATGTATCTCGCGAGTTTTTTGAGGGGTTAGGTGCTGCAACGGATGATTTTGGTTTATCAACATTTTATGATATGTTATCCGGTATTGTTGGCGTAGATAGAATTTCTCAACTTTATGTTGCTGGTTGGGGAAGACCAGCGGAAAATTATTTAACTAAAAAACCTTTGATAGAAAACTTACAGCAAAATCTTTTATTACCACCTAGTGTAGGTAATAGTTTCCTTGGGCTTACTTCACCACTAAATATACCAGGAAATACTACAGGAAATGGTGTAGGAACGCCTGGATATGGCGACACCAATGCAACCTTTCAATCGTTATATACAAGAAATAGAGGTGGCGCTGCTGGTGGAATAAATGCAAGCAACCCTATTTTTAATAATGGCGTTGTTGCAGGTACCGCTATTAATCTTTTACAGGAGCCAGCGGCTAATAGAAGTTTAGGTTTAATTAGTGGTGCTGAGGCGGTAACTAAGCCCGACACGGTGCCTTTTTCTTTTGAAAAAGACGATGCACAATATTTAACCTACGATAAAAGGGCATCAGGGTTTACCAACAATGGTCCTGTAACCAATACAGACGCGAGTAAAATAGAGCCAATGGTTAAAGATTTTTCTTCTACTTTAGAGGGAACTGAAGTTGCTAAACAAGTTGTAGCTATGGGTCAAGGACAATATTTTCCTTTTACGTTTTCTACAGTCAATAAAAAAACTAATGGTGCAGGGCGTTTTCAAGTTTGTTTTTTGCAAGCAAATCTTAATAGTTTGTCTGAATCATATACACCTACGTGGGCTTCTAAACATTTTTTTGGTAGAAGTGAGCAAGCTCATACTTATACATTTACAGATAGAACGATGGATTTAAGCTTTACTATTTTTGCTAATGAAATGAGGCAATTACAAAATGTTTATGAAAGAGTTTTATGGTTAGCTCAACAGTGTTATCCGGATTATGATACTACTGGTAGAATGTCAGAAGGGCCAATTGTTGCCTTAAGAATAGGTGATGTTTTTCAATATAAAACAGGCATTATTAGAAGTCTTTCTTATGATTGGTTGGGTTTTGGTGGCGGTAAGTGGGAGATGACCGCTGCTGCAAGAATGCCTCAAGGTTGTACAGTAACTATGAGCTATCAAATTATACATGATAATGTGCCTACCCGCGATACAGATTTTTATAATGGGCCTGGTGGTGGCTTAAACACCGCCACTCAAAGATATAGAACATTGGGTAGTGAGACTACTGGGATTGCTGGACAAAGTCCTTTTGATTCTTTTGAACAGCTTGATGAACTTGGCTTAATTAGTGAAGTTGGGTATGGGGAGCGTTTTCTTGATGCTGGAGTTATGGATAGTAATCAAGGTGAAAATTTACCTTACCTATCTAAAGTTGAGGCGTTAAATGAAGAGTTAAATGTAGAGGGTAATGGTGGAGTCCGGCAAACATTGCAAGTACCAGTTCTTGATGATAATGATAAACTTATTTATGTTTAATAAGGAAAAATAAATGGCAACCTCACGATACAATAAATTTAGAACAGTTAAAAGCGCTTCATCTGACCCAAAAAGATTAGAAACATTTCCCTCTATTAATAGAAATGATTTGTCTTCTATACCCTACAGTGTTATAAAGTTTAAAGAATCGGATCGACTGGATCATTTGGCTCAAAGTTTTTTAGGTAGTGGTACTTATTGGTGGGCAATTTGTATGTTAAATGATTTAGATAATCCTTTTTCTTATAAATTATTACCTGGTTTTTTGTTAAAAATACCTAATAGTATTGATCCTTTTATTGAGCTTATAGAAAAAAATAAGGCTATTAATTAATGACTCAAACAACACGCAATATAAATGATGCTAGTATACTTTTACAGCAGCAAGAAGAAGCTGGTGGAGTGTTTAATGCCGACACGATGCCAGATGTTGTAAAAGGATGGAACGATAGGAGGCAAGCTAATAATCAAATTATTAGTGGTATGACTCCTTTTGTGCAACTTATTGGTATTTTTGATCAAAACGCTTACGATCAGATGTTTAGTTCTGACGCTTCTTTATCTCGCCGCGTTGTATATCACCCCGATTTAGAAGGCGAAGCGGCCACTCTTTTTAGTTCTCCAGATGCAAATGCAACATCAAATGAAGATTTAACTGACTATCTTGAATCTAAATTAAAAAAGCGATTTATTAATTTGTATATGTATCAGCCACAAAAAGACAAGGATAATGACACCTTAATGTTAGGTGAAACGCCAGCTAATGGCATAATAATGGCTGAAGCCATCTCTCAAACAAAAGACTTTACTGGAGGTATTGGTGTAACTGATTTATCAGTTGACTATGGAAAAAGTAATGGCTTAGGTGCAAGAAAATTTGTAATGCGACTTACTATTAATGATCCCAAAATATTAAATGATAGACCAGAATATGCTAAAATGTCTACATTGCAAGGTGAGTTTTTGATTCTTTATGGGTGGTCTAACCCTAGAACAGTACATGGGTTTGATGCATCTGCGCCACCTCAATTACGAATAGATCCACAAGGTGATACCTATCAAGATGATAATGGCCGAGAAGTAAGAAGGCAGATGATGGGGGTGCCAATAGGTAATATAGATACTGGAGGATATTGGGCTGCAGCACGCGTGGTTATTGTAGGATATGATTTTGCTTTTAATGAAATGGGTCAATTGGAAGTGTCTCTTACGTTGATGGATAAAACCTCTATGTATTTATCTACAACAAAAATGTCTACGGTGGCACCTATGTGGCGCAAACTTATGCATACCTATGACTATGAACCTGGGAGCAATCAAAATAGTGTAGCTAATACTTTTACTAATACTGCTGTCACCACACCCGATGGTCAATCAATGACTATGGTTGAAGCTGCATTACAAGAGCAGGCATCATTAAGAGGTGCTATGGGTCGAATATCCGGAAATGCTATTTCACAAATTGCTCTAGCGACTTTAGATTTAGAAGCCGGACATTCTCTTTCGGAAGTTTTGGATGCAATGAATGTGGAAACGGTTTCGTATAATGAACAATCATATATTGCAACGCAAAGAGCCATAAAGCAAAGAAAAATTGCTGATTCTCGTGGATATCCATATTCAGCAGGTATATCTAGTTACCAAAAGGTTAACATTAGAGTTCCTGCAAATCAAGCAGACGGTCTAATTACTAGCCAAGACGACCTTGATGCCTATGATGATCCAAACTCCACCCTAAACACCAAAGAGATTTCTGATTATAGGGTAAAAGTGATGTATTATTATTTAGGGTGGGTTTTAGATGGTATTAAATTAAGTTTAAATGAATCTAACAAAAACAGAATAAGGATGGGAGACACTTCGTTTAGTCCCAAATTTTTATACTTAAATAATTCACCCGATTCAAATATAGCATCGGCCTTTCAATCCCAAGTTGCTAATAGAAATAATCCGGCTATTGAAAGTAGAATACAAGAAGCTCTTAGAAGGTTAAAAGAAAAAATGTTTCCACCGATGGTTGCAATATCGGAGGGAGGGTCTACAACAGTCCGATATCGTACCAAGCCAACGAACAAACCAATGACCGGCGAGTTATTGGATACTGTTGATCTGGTGGATGAAACTCATACTCCATGTCTAGGTCAAGCGTTATACATTGGTGTAGTTAGTCCAGATACCGAAAGTCTGGCCACACGAACCTACCCTACACCTCAAGGTGTTGCAGTTGAATTACCTCATAGGGGGTCGATAGTAAGAAATGACGGTTCCTCGTTTTTTAAACCAGATTGGTATGTTGATACAATAGATGGTGAAGGTAATGAACACGCGTCACCCGAAGGTTTTGATCCGACAAATCCAACTGCATACAAGGCCGCTGATAGAGGTGGTAGATTTTTTTATTTAATTAAATATAGGTGGAGCGCCAGCTGGCAGGAGCAGGTAAAAGACGACAGAACAGGCAACCTAAATTGGGAAACCATATATGGAACAATATATACTCAAGATGTAATGGAGGTTGATGTCTTTAGAAAATTTGGAGCAACTTTATGGCCTCTAGTTCAAAGAATGTGGTATAACCGATATATTGATTATTTAGGAGCTTATTTTGAAAATATTATTAGGAGAAGAATAGCAGAATTAGAAGAAGAGGGAAGAACAGTAGAAGATATATATGATGAACCAGTTGATTTGGATTTTCTTACTGGCAAAGTTTATAACAATACTAGATTTATGAAAAAACAGCCATCGGGTGGTACAAGATGGTCAGATCCTGGTTTTGATAGTGGTGATGCTAAAAAAATAGATCAAGATTTATTAGATACTATATCAACAGAAGAAAATACCATTGCACCTCTTAATCAACAAAAAGTCGATATTGAGTCCGCGCAGCGTCCACTAGAAATGGAAATTAGATCTAAAATCGCAGCTATAACAAACTTACAATCTATTGAGGGAACCACTATATTAGATAACCCAAACGCTGGCATAGAACAACTTACCGGTGGAAGATATAGCCGCACAATAAATGTCGATACTGATGGAAACCAGATTGCCCCAAACATGATCAGCCCTTATATTGGGGCCGAGGATACCGATATCTTTCATAATGCAATTACAAGATCTGATTATGGATATGGAGGTAGTGCAGTAAATAAAGATGCTATGGGAAATTTTATTTATGATGGTTTTAATAATTTTAAAGAAAACATCAGAGGTAATGCCTTAGAATTTCGGTCAGGTACTTTTTATGAAACAGGGGTAAGATTAGATAATACAACAGAAAATCAGACACCAAAAGTAACTATAGAATATGTTGGTTATATTTTTTTTGGCAAACGAACTGATAACTTTAAAGGTTCAGATGATGATGAAGGCAATGAACACTCAAAGTTTTTTACAGACCCCGATAACGTTGGAATGTTAATTGCCTTAGAAAAACAATTGATTGATGTACAACGCACTGTTGATCAAAAACTAGCACAAATTGAAAGACTGCGTAAAGAATTAGAGCCTCTATATCAACAATATGAAGATTATAATGCCGCTTTATTACTGATAGATGAAAAAATAAATATTACACAAGGTAGGCTAAGTCAATATAGATCTTTTGTAGATGAAGGTGGAGTAGAGACTGAACTTAGCCTATATACCGACACTTCTGTTTTTGATGATGTATTAGAAATTGATATGGGTCGTGAGCATCCTATGCGATTAAATAGTAAAGTTGCACAGCAATGGTATAGAAGGTTTAATAACATTATAAATTATGGTGTTAATGATGTTACTAACTATGGTCCAGCAAAAGGAGGCACTACGTATCACGCTCCTAGTAATGTTAAGCAATTTTTATTTAACCCTAATTTAAAAGATAGTGAAATTGACGGTATGCCAAAAGTTGTTTTAGATCCTAAAGCCTATATGGATTTGAGAACGGCTGGCGAGTCTCACGATTCTATTATGGGTAATTTGGAGTCAGGAGTATCACAAGGCGTTGATTATATTCCCTTAAATATAATAAATGATCGACTTAATGACGGGACTTATGTCACTGTTGATAATCTTAGTTATTATAAACAATGGGGTATTTTTGGAACCCCACAAAATGTTTCTGAAAGGACAAATCTATGGGGATTCAAGGCTGGCCCAATGGCTATATTATATAATGAAGATGGAACTATTTATGAAGTTGGTGGTGGTAATTATGTAAGAAACTATCAAGAGTTTTTAGATATTTTTAATATAGTATATAATCCAATTTTGCTTGGAAAATTTAAAATAACAGGTGCGTGGCCAAGAAAGCCAAATTCGCTGGAGCCTTGGTATATGATAGATGATGCCAACAATATTATTGAGTCGAGGCCAAGTGATGGGTGGTTTCGACAGACTGGATGGTATTTAGGAGATGCTGGCCAGCCTATATATTTATATCCAAGCCGTGCATACGCTACAAGAATTGATCCTACAAAAACAACGGCTGCTTTGCCATACGGCACACCGGATGGTGTTGTTGGGTTGCCATCTGATGGGCCGCTTGATGATAATGAGCATACCGATCGCGGTGACAGAAACCATATTGATAGTAAGCTTAATAAAGGTGATCACTGGTTGAAATCTGAACAAGAATGGGACGGGGCGAACTTCGACCCAACAGTCCGCGCAAACCGTCCGGTTGATCCTCTTGGCAGAAATTCAAAACCAGACCAATCGGCCGATGAAGACCAATGGGCACAAAGCACTTACGGGCCAAGAATAGGACCGAATGAGCATTGCATGCAATTAACTATAGATATGAAAAGAAAATTAGTTATCAATAGAAAAAACTTTTTTGATCAGGCTAACGATGATAAAAATCAATATTATAACTCTTTAGGTAAAGACTCACCTGTTATGAGTGGTGACGAAGGTGGAAGTAGTCGAGGCCAAACAAGAGTGGATTGGAGCCAGCTAGTAAAACTTCCAGAGTTAACTGCTGATGGGGTAGGATTTCCTTTTTGGGTTGTTAAGACTGACCCATACGCAGGCACTACAAGATCCGAAAATTTTGTTTATGCGGCTGAAGGTAGTTCGGTGGCATCAATAAACGGGTATGATATTGGAGGTAATATTACTACCAAAGATGGTCAACAAGCCCAAAGTATTACACCTAAAAGGGGATCTTCAGTACAAGGCCCAAGAGTAAATAAAACAGCTCCTTATTCTAATCAATATTATCCGTATGGCACAGGACATTATAGATTAGCGCCGGAGATTTATGGTTCAGCAAGATTTCCGGAATACGATGGCGGTAATTATATTAATTTTCTTCCTATTGGTGAGCTTCTTGAGTTGCTCCCTGGAACAGGATACCTTACTAATGTTAATAATGAAAATTATAGCCCCTCTGGTATCTTACCTAACGGTGACATAATTGAAGGCCATGAGCTTGATGTAGGATTTATGGAGTTTATTTTAAAAAATGTTTATGCTCCTTTACCTAATAACCGGCGTATTGGAAAGACAGGTGATGGTAAAAGAGTGGCGGTGCATCAAAAGGCATGGTATGAAGGCTGGGGTGATGCTGAAGATCAGCGAATATCAGACCCCACTTATAGAGATTTATTTAAAATTGAAGAAGATGATGATGATGATGAAGGTAGTGAGGCGGATCTTACAATGGCAGATTTATCCAGTTTTACTATTGATAATGCAGCTGATATACCTATACGTAGAGATGTTATAGAAAACTTAATGAATAAACAAAATGCAAATATGTCTATATTGCAGTTTATACAAGAAGTAATAAGGCCAGAAGCAATAGGAGTTAATGGTCAAAATGTTAATGTAGGGGTTAGACAAAGAGGTGATGGAACTTTTGAAGTTTTTCAAGCAAGTAAAAATTGGAAAGAAACTGCTAGAAAAATGTTTGATAATTTTGACCAAGCGCAATTTGAAAACAAATATCCAAGTGAAAATTTATTGTTTGATTATAAGGCTAAAGATTCTTTAATAGAAAAAATTGATATGAACTCTAAATTTGACCCAGGTATTGCTACCACTTTTGAAATGGGCGCAAGAGCTTTTGCAAAAGATCCATATAAGTTTGCTCAATTTTTATCCTATGGAAATATAGCTCTAGAACTTCAAGATTTTTTAAATAAAGAAGGTGATCAATATAAAGACATTATAACAGTTAGTGGCGAAAATGTGGGTGGAGAAGCTGGCAAAGTGCAATATAATAGCACTGCTTTTTTTAACTCTGATGCTGATGGTCCAACCGTACCTTCAAACCTTATAACAAAATTTTTAATGCAAAATCCAGAAAGAATGGCTAAGTTAAACGCAATGTTGCAGTCTGGACCTGGTTCTAATTTTGCCACACAATTGTTAGCAAGATATATGTTTAAAGCATCTATAACTATTCACGGCACTACAAATATTATACCTTTTAACACTATTCATGTTAGAGGTGTATTACCTAATTTAGAAGGAATATATTTAGTTACCAACACAAGGGAGTCAATAAGTCCATCTGGTTTTTCAACAACATTAGAAGCTATTTTGTTAGAAACTAAAGCTGTTAATACGACAACCGGCGATGTAATAGATTAAAAAAAAGAAAAATTTTATTAAAATAAAGTGTTATTATACTTAAAAGGATAAATATGAAATATTGGGGAATCGAACAAGAAGAAGCCATCGTTGAGTTTAACACCAACGAAGATATCGAAGATAAGCATAAAGTTTTTGTAGCTATAATAGAACCTGCCTTTCGTAAGCTCGTAGAAAACATTTACTATACTTACAATTTTAATAAAATACTTTGGGATAGAGAACAAATTGAGCATGAGGTGATGACACATCTTTATGAGAAACTCAACAAGTTTGATATATCTAAAAACAAAAAATCTTTTTCTTACTTTGGTACCATAACAAAGAACTGGATGATTCAGCGTTGTAATGCAGATAAGAATAAAAGATTTATTGATGATGATAACCAAGATATTATTGTGCAGAATATTAGTATTCATGCGTATGAAGAAAATGAAGTAAGTAGGCATAATCAAGAGTTCATTTCTGGCATCATTGAAGACTTTGATGATTGGGAGGCTAAAGATAATTATAGTAAGGAAGATTTTGCTGTTTTAGAAATAGTTAATGATATATTAAAAAACTATCACCGGTTTAATATTTATAACAAGAAGCAACTGTATGTTTATATTAGAGAGGCGACAGATTTACCAAGTCGTAAGATAACTAAGTCATTAAAGAAGATAAAGATAAATTACTCAGATATAAAAGAAGATTTTATCGGTTGATATGGATGTAAAAGAATTAAAGGAAAACGCCGAAAGATATTGTGAGTTATTGATAGTATATGACAATATGTTAGAGGCAATGGATAATGTTACAAAAAAATTAACTGAAACACGAAAAGAGTTAATTTTTTTAGAGGATGTGTTGCAAAAAAATGGTGTTAAAATTAAAGACGTTGAGGTAGAAAAATGAAACTCGGTGGCGAAGATCTTTTAAAACAATTTAACAGAGGAATAGATTACGCCCAAAATAGTTTTAATAGTTCGCAAGGTGTTGGGGTTAATCATTCCCTTTTAATATATAAAGGTATAGTAATAGATATTGACTTTACAGTTTTTAAGGATGTAACATCAGCTAGTATTCAACCGCCCTTTAGTGTTTATGCTAAAATAATAGGAATGGATGAGAGTAGCGCATTTCCAGAAGAAGAATCAGATCAAACATGGTATCCTCCGTTTTTTCCAATGCATATGATTTGCATACCTGAGATCGGTGAAGAAGTTTTAATAATGAAAGAGGAACCTAATGCTGCTGCTGCGGGGTATTACGTTGGTAGAATTAATGATTCATCACCCCTAAACATTAGTTTTGCTAGAGATTTTGTAGGAGTAGGAGATCCAGAGACTTCTAACGGATTTAAATATGGTTTTAATTTTGATGTAAGAAGATTACGAACCAGATATGAACATAAGATGCCAGATAGTGAAAACATTGAAGTGTCTATCCCTCTTACGTTTGGAGATGTTGTTCAACAAGGTCGAAGTAAAACATATCTTAGACATTCATTTAATGTGAATAATAAAAAAGGAGTTTTAGAGCAAGGTATTAGAATGGATGGGCAATTAACTTCTCAAGGCTTATTAAATAATTTTACACATATTGTTTCTGGTGAAAACATACCTATAAGTAATCCTACTCAAATTTATCCTCATATGGATCAACAATCGGGACAAAGATCGGATCGGTTATTTATATCAGATCCTAATTATGGCTTACCCTCTAATCAAATAAGACAAAAAAGCTTTGATCCATCCATAGGTAAAACCAGAACTAAGACAATTCATTTTGTTGATTCATCTATAAAAAGGTTAGGCGACTATAGCCTTCAAAGTCTGAATGTAAATAAAGAATTACAAACCGATTTAGAAGGTGAAGATAAATCTATTATTGCCAATATTGCCGATGAAATTTATAATATTTCTTCTAAAGAGACAACCGGTGCTTTATATCGTCAAGTTTTAGGTGAAAGGTTAGTCGCCCAACAAAGAGAAAATTATAGCTTAATGAGAGAGGTTATAACAGCGGTTGAAGGTTTTGCGGATTCTACTCAAACTTTATTAGATGCATTTTTAGACCACACTCATGCACTTCCTCGAATAGATCTAAACTTAGAAAAAGAATTTGAGTTTAAAGACAAGATTCGCGCACCTGCAAAATTTGCGCCACAACCAAACGCTAATATAACAACAAGAGGAAGATACGTAGGTGGCGGCTCAGCAACATCGCGGGTTTATGTGGGTCGCAAGAAAAGAACGTGGACCGAAAGTCAAAGCGCATGGTATAAGCGAACTGGGGGTACAGGTAAACGCAAAACAAGAACATGGAACGTGCCTATATATAAGAATGTAACAGTTCCTATACCAAGAACATATGTGCCAGGAAATAGTATATCTGTACCGCAACCTCCAAAATTAGTAAGCGCTGGAAAAATTATTACAACAAAAAGAAAACAGAAGCTTAATTTTGAAGCCATTATTGGTGGTGCTGAAAACCCCAGATTTACTGCACCTATAGAAACTGATAGTGGTGATATAGAAAATCCATCACCATTAGGTCAGAAAACAGAAGTGGTTAATACAGGTCTTTTGGAAGTTATTGAATCGTTTAGTAATCAGAAAATTAAATTAACTGAACTTAATCAAAAGATTTCTAAATTTTTAAGTAATAATCAATTTATCAATTAAGTGAGATATTATAATGGCTGCAGAACAATGGGCTAATGGGCCAGTAACAATAGATCCTTTTTATCCAGATGGGTATATATCTACTGACCAAGATAGACAACAAATAATTGCACAAAAAAGAAAATATGCTGCTAGTGTAAATTCTATTAATTTGAAGTTTCCGTTGCGCTCTTACCGAAGAGGTTTTTTTGAAGGTAATACCGAAACTATTTCAGCAGTAAGGGAAAATATAAAAATACTTTTGTTAACTCTTAAAGGAGAGAGAGTTAACGATGCAAATATGGGAACTAATATTCCTGTATTGCAAGGTCAGTTATTTGAGCCTATAACAAGAGAAGAAACATTTGAAAATATAAGATTAGAAATAGAAACTGCTATTAACAGATATTTACCTTATATAAGTGTAAAGAATATTAAAATGATAACTCAAGAAGAAGAGCCAATTTTAGGTAATAATAAAATTAGAATAAATATGACATATGTTATTAAAGATCAACAAGCTTTAGTAGATAATGTTAATATTACACTGAATAATCCAGAGAGTTAAGATGCCACTAACTAAAAATAGAGATATTAATTATTTATCTAAAGATTTTGATTCTATCAAATCGGACTTAATAGATTATGTAAAAAGACATTATCCGGCCGATTGGCGCGATTTTAATGAAGCCTCTGGTGGAATGGCTATTTTAGAATTGATAGCGTATGTGGGCGATATCTTATCTTTTAATATAGATAGACAGGTTAATGAAGCGTATATCAATAGGGCAGTTGAAACTAAAAATATTATATCTCTTGCTCAAAATTTTGGATACACCCCTAAAAATACTACACCAGCTATAGTTAATTTATCTGTTAGTGCAACTTTACAGGAGAGTATTTCTGGGGAATGTCTTTTTGTATTAAAAAAAGGAGCAACAGTGGTTACTAATTTTGAACCTGTTGTTTCATTTGAAGTTTTAGATGATGTAGATTTTACTCAAGCGAAAAACAGAATGGTTAAAACATCTGGAGGCACTACTACAGTAACCGTAACCGGTGTATCGGCGGCAGCAGGTATTTCTAAGACTTTTAATTATCGCGCAAACGATGCAGTAAAATTTTTGAAAGTTGTTTTGCCTGAAAATAATATTAATGAAGTAGTATCGGTAACAGCATCGGATGGTAGTCAATATTTTCAAGTGGATAATTTAGCTAGAGATACTATCTTTACTGGTGAAGTGAATACCAGTAGTAGTTCTGGTGATGCCGGATATATTATGAAATTGAAAAGAGTTCCTAAGAGGTATGTTGTAGAAAGAGAGCCGACTGGCTTAACTTCTATTAGGTTTGGCTCTGGTGTTTTAATGGAAGCAGACAGTGAGGTCATACCTAATCCTAATGATTTTGTACTACCACCTTCACTTAGGGGGTCGCCATCAGGATTTTCACCAGCAGCTATTGATTCAACTAATTTCCTTAAAACAAAAACATTAGGTGTTGCACCTCAAAATACAAACCTTAGTATTCAATATAGGGCTGGTGGTGGTGTTAATACAAATGTGGGCGCAAAAACATTAACTAGATTTATAAAACAAGAATTAGAATTTGCTACTCCAAATATAACATCATTATCAGCTAATGTGGTTAGAAATATATATGATAATGTATCTTGTAGTAATGGAGAGCAAGCTACTGGAGGTGAAGAAGCAGAAACTGTCACTTCTATTAGAGAAAACTCAGTTTATAATATGAACTCTCAAATGAGATGTGTTACTTTACAAGACTACCAAACCAGAATAATGTCTATGCCCGCCAATTTTGGCACTATATTTAGAAGTTTTGTAAGAAAAGACCCTACTAATAATTTGGGAGTTCAAATGTTTTTGATAACCAGAAATAATATAGGCAACCTTACAATGCCTAGTGATGTAATAAAAAATAATATAGAAACTTATATAAAAAGTTTCAAATCCTTTTCTGATACTGTGCGCATGACTAATGGTCGCATAATTAATATTAGTGTAGATTTTACCATTGTTCCGATGGCTGAAGTTAATGAATCGCAAGCGATGATGGAATGTATATTAGTTTTACAAAAATATTTTGATACTGCTCGTACTAATTTTAATGATAGCATTATAATATCTGAAGTTCAAGCACGATTACAAGCATTAAAAAGCGTCCGAGCAGTTCCTATTTTAAACTTATATAATAGAGTGGGTACTGTAGATGGTAGAGCATATTCGGGTACAGAGTTTAATATGAAAGCTAACACAACAAGTGGTATTGTTAAATTTCCTCAAGATGCTGTGTGGGAATTAAAGTATCCCAATTTTGATATTATAAGTAAAGTCGCCGACCAATCTACTGCTGCTGCTCAAGGAGTTGCTGGTGGTAGTGTCGGTGGCGGATATTAATGAGAGAATAAAATGAGCTACGCAAGAGCATTTTCATCAAAAGATACGTGGATAACGGAATACTCCACTACTGCTAATTTTGGCTTAACGCCAGTGTTAGAGGTGTGGAATAGAATTAACGATCGCCGTGATAATAGAAAAGAGTGGGCAAGAATGTTAGTTAAATTTGGCCTTACTTCTTTGAGTGCCGGTATTATTAGCACAGGTAAGTATCCAGATCCAAGAACAGATTCTAGCGTATCTGCCTATATCTATATGTTTAACACACCATCAACAGATACGGTGCCAGAGAATTTTGATATATGGGGATTCCCTATTACTTCTCATTGGTCTGAAGGTCGTGGCTTAGATAATGATAACTTTAGTAATACGGGGTTTGCTAATGCGTTATCTGCTACCAACCAAGTAGCTTGGAAAACAGCTAGTAATGCTGGTCAAACCGGTGCTAATAATTATTTGGGATATGCTACAGGAATATACGATTCCAACTCTGCTTCTATGAATTTTCCCGAAGGTGAAGAAAATCTTAAATTAGACGTTACTGATTATATTAAGGCATATCTTAATTATTCGGAAGGTACGACTATTGCTAATGGTGGTTCAGCAGATCACGGCTTTCTTTTACGAATGGGAAATGGCCAAGAATGCAAAGATGCTACTGAAGCAACAGCGGCTGGTGTAGCGACTTCCGTAACATCTGAAAATTTTTATTCTAAGAAATTTTATAGCAGAGAAACGAATACTCAAAAAGCTCCATACTTACAGTTAGAGTGGCCTGGAGCTATTAAAGACGATAGAAAAAACATTAAGTTTTCTAAGTCTGGTTTGCTTTACTATTATAGTGTAGTAGATGGTGCTTTAACTGATCTAAATGGAACTGGCCCGTTTCCAGGCCATGTTACATTAAGTGCCGCCAATGAATCAAGTGCAGGGTCAAGTGGTTTAGCATTAGGAATTGCTGTTACAGCTGCAAGAGCTTCAAAGGGTATATATAAAATAAATGTTGGTGACGCAGGTACAGAAACCGCTGCTGCTGGATTAACGGGTATAAATATTGGATTATCAAGCTCTACTTCTTTTACGGATAGTTGGACAGTTACTACTGCTGGCGAATACAGAACAGATTCTTTTACCTTTAGTTGTATATTACCTACCTCTGGTCACAGCACCTTTACAACAGCTAATTACCAAATCACACTAAGTAATCTTGTTCCTAAGTTTCAGCCTGGCACAACGCAAAGGATTCGTGTTAATGTAAAAGATAGAACTACTTCATTAAAAAGTGTTACGGGAAGCACCACTGCTGCTAACAATTTTGTAGTTCGCTCTGGTAAGATTCAGATTAGAGAGAAATATACCGATGATATTGAGGTAAATAATTTTGACATATCGTATGACTCCGAAGGTAACTTTTTTGATTTAGACACTAATCTTTTATATCCTGGCATTCCTTACAAAGTGTATTTGCAATTGGATGTAAGAGGCGATACTTTTTATTATGATTTTCCCGATAAATGGGATTTCGTGGTTGGTGAATCTTACAATACGGAAGAAAGTAATCCATCGTCAATGGCAAAACGGACCCGCGATGCCAACTATGATTACGGTCTTTTATAGAGGAAATAAATGGCAGATTCTGGATACTCATATGATAGTTTAGTCGCCTCTCTTTCTGCAATAGGTGCTAGTAGTGGTGCTTTAATTAGTTTAAGCGTTACTGGTCAAGATGAAAGAGTTCTACCATTAGTTGATTATGGTGATTTTTCTCAGCATATATTTTTTAGTGATGCAGTAAGAAAATTCAATACATCTTACAATTATATATTAGATAACTATCCAATCGGTGCAAGTGGTGGCGATGTATCATCTCTATGCGCTGAAAATATCTTTAAAGTTGATGACTTTAAAAAGAAGGCAAATGGTTTTGATTTATGGTTATTAGAAAAATTAGCTATTACAGGTTCAAGTTCATCTAACCCAAATGCTGACGCTAATGTAACAGTTAATGCCACCAATCAAGATGGTGACTTAGTTCCTTTAATTCATATTGTTAGAGGGGCCACAAATAGTTTAACCGGCTCACAAACAGGAACGGTAGATTCCATTTCCGCTCGGGCTGTTAATTTTGAAGATTTAAATCTTAATGTCGTAGATAGAACCTCCGGTACTGCTGAATATTTAACAATAGATACATCACCAGATGGGTTGAAGAGAAACACTACCCGAAAAGCTATAATAGAGTTCCCCTCTACTGCTGAAACTAGAGTAACGCGTGGGCCAAATTTTAAAAGATTACTACCACAAGTTTTATTTGCTGGTGATGAAGATCAAATATTAGAAAAATTATTAGCTTCTATGGGGGATGAATTTGATGAAATAAAATCATTTATTAACCAAATATCTAATGTAAAAAGAATAAGTTATGATAAATACAATAGAGTTCCCGATAAATTTTTACCTGCATTAGCGGAAGAGTTTGGTGTACAACTATTTGGAATGGCTACAAAATCTGATTTTCAAAAGTACTTAACTGAATCAACCTCTGGTTCTACAAGACAAGAAATAACTTATGATATTTGGAATAAGATTTTAAATAACATAACCTATCTCCTTAAAACAAAAGGCACAAAAGAAGTTGCGGAAGCTATTAGTAGAATATATGGTGTTGATCATAATTTTGTTAAATACAACGAATATTCTGATTTTAAAAAACCTACATCAGTAAGAGTTGTTGAAGAAGTCGATTTCCCTGCATTTTATACTTCGGGTGATGCATTTATTCAAACTACATCTAACGCCACTACTGGTTCAGCTCTTGCTTTTGATTTTCCAGCTTCAACAAACTTTACTATTCAAATGAGAGTATCAGCCACCGCTGACCACAGTAATATGACTTTGTTGAAACATCCACTATATACTATTGATATGGATGCAAGCGGAAGAGCAGCTTTTAAATCTAATATTACTGCCTCTATGTCGGCTCAAACATTACTAACATCTATGTCAGGTTGGATTAAAGGTGGTGGCAGTGCAAATAATTTTGTTAATGTAGTCGCTTCACGATCTGGTGATACATTAAGAGTTTGGACTATGGCTCTTTCTGCCTCCCCTACTGGCGGCAACGATATTGTGGCATTTTCATCTGGAGCTACTGCTCATTATGATGTATCAAGAATAAATTTTTCCTCTACTGGTGGTGTAGGTACTCTTGCTCGGGGTGGCACTAACTATTCACAGTTTCCTACTTACTTTCCAGCATCTGGTTCTTTTACGGGGTATATGCACGAAGTAAGAACGTGGCACAATGTAGCGTTACAAAATGAAGATTTGTTTGAACAGACAAGAAACTTTGAATCAGTATCATTTCAAAACTCTACTGGTTCGGTAGATACAGTTGGCATAACAAACAAAGCTAATTTCTCCAGTCTGTCTGCTCATTATAAATTGAGAGAAAATGTTGTACTAAAGGGTGATTATAATTTTATTGTTGATTCTACAACAGCTAGTAATACAGCGCATCCAGTTTCGTTTGGTGGTTTGAGTGGAAAGCATTATAGAGTATTTGAAAACCAAAGAAAAGTTGCCAATTACTCTCCGGTTGGATTAGCGCCCGATAATGATAAAATACGACAAGAAGATACAGGTGATAAGTTGGCAGATGTGGGTTACGTTAGCTATTCATTAAGCCCAATCAGTGTTTTAAATAATACAATCCGTAATTTTTATCAAAATTTAGATATTGCCGGTACAATGGGTGATGCAGAAGACCTTTATAGAAAAACTTACACTGGTCCGTTCGTAGAACAGTGGCATGATGTAACAGCGCAAATGGGTTTGGCACCGTCCGCTACATTCGCCACACAATCTTCTACAGCTTGGGATAGAATAAGAAGTGGTGGTGGTGTTTTAGGTAGTAGCATAACAGGCGCTAGTGGTAGTACAGTTAGTGTTACAGACTTGAACGCTTTTGTAAAAGGTGTATCTAATTTTAATGATACTTTTGGGGGTATTTTTACCTTTATAAAGCAATTCATTCCTGGTAAGACTAATACCCTAGCTGAAGGTGTGTTCATCGAAAATCACCTACTAGAACGACCTAAAATGAGGAGAACATTTGGGTTGAGGGAATCAACGGGAACAGGTTATGTTGGTGCGCCAACAATGAGTGGTGATAGAGGTATAATTTCTTATGATGAAGGCAAAACTCCTAATAATCAAGTACCAAGTTTAATAGATATAGCGGTTACATCATTTACGATTAATAATCATTATAACCCTGCTAATTTATCAACACAAGGAAGTAATAGTGCTAACGATTCTACATTAATAGCATCCGCCGCTACTACTGCTGACTTCCAAGGATATCAATATCAAGATGGCGTACAAGAGTTTTTAGATAACAGTGTTACTTCCGTAAGAAACGTAAGTGCTTTGAGCGTACAGAGTTCCACCAATGTGCCAAGATTTTTACCGACTAGCGTAGGTAGAGCTTTACCCTTAACTATTAAACCATCATCACCGGCTCAATCGCAAATTGATTTAACTGTGGATGCATTGTTAATATCCCCTACAGCAGTTCCTATTTCAGCTAATGTAGCGGCGGTAATAAAAGGAACAGCAAGATTGTTATCAAGAGGCAATGTTTTTACTACTGAGATGCCTGCGTTAAGATTTGATTTTCCAACCTCGGCCAACGGTGACAATTATTTTGAAGCTACGATAGGTAATATAGCGGCAGGTAGAGGCAGAATAATCAAAGAGAAAGATGTAGCATTTACAACTAATTTAGAAACTGGAACTATTGAATTTGAGTTAAGATTATCGGATGGTATAAGGTCATTATCTGGCGCGAACACGCCGACAGGATCGCCCACTGCCGCACTCGTTTATCGGACTTCACAAACTATAGTTGATGAAACTATATCTGGCTCAATAGGAATTGTCCCTATAAGAATAACTAATCTATTTAACAATGAGTCAACGATATTTAGAGTGGGTATTAATTCAGACTCTACAAAAGATAGTGACTTAATAAGACAGATATCTGATCAAGGCGGTTCTAAAATACAATCATAAAAGGAGGAAACGATGGTTTATTTAAATAAGTATAAGCAAATTTCTGATGAAGCAGAAAAGAGTTTATATAGTTTGGTTAAAGACTTAATTAATAAAAATACAACTAATATTTTAGAGGTGGGAACGTATGCTGGTCAAGTTACAGTTAGATTAGCTGCCGCTGCTGCTGAAAAAAATGATTCAGTTCGTGTTCTTTCTATTGATGATAATAATGATACGTTTAGCCCTTCGGCTGAAGAATCGTTGAAAGTTAGTAATTTGTTTAATTGCTCTTTTGAGTCGGATAGAATGGAAGAAAGATTTGAAGAAAACATTATGAAAGCTAGTATTATTTATATTGACAGATTTCACGATGAAATTGATTCTAAAATGGATCTTATTAAAAAAAGTGCGTTGGTTCCAACAAAGGTTATTTATAGAAATCCAAAAGCTTCAAGCGACTTTCCATTTGAAATTACTGAGGTTTCACCTCAAGTTAAACCAAGAGCAAGAAAGAAAACAACTGAAGATACTAAAGTTGTCGAAGAAACAAAAACAAAAGTATCAGCAAAAGAAACCAAAAAGGAAACTACATAAATATTTATATAGGATTTATCTTGGTATATATATTTATTAAGATTAATAAAAGGAAAAAACTATGGCATTTTTAGATAGCTCTACCGCTGTAATAGACGCGATACTTACAAGAAAAGGTAGAGAACTTCTCGCGAGGAATGATGGTAGCTTTCAAATCACTAAGTTTGCTTTTGGTGATGATGAAATTAACTATCAACTTTATGATGCAACAAAATCTACGGATCAAGATGCCGATATTTTAAATCTACCGGTATTGGAACCTATATCTAATGAGAATGTAGCTTTACTGTATAGGCTTATAACATTACCAAGGGGTAGTTTGAAAATAGCCAACCTGCAAATATCGCCTACTTCTGGAACTATAAATTATGGTGACAACTTAAGTGTTACTGTAAATACAGAAAATGGCAGTGATGTACAGGGTTATACGGCTACTGTTAGAGATACAGATATTGGTGCTTTAGAAAACACAACCGCTATTCCTAATGAAAACGGTGTAGGCACTTTTACGGTAAGAACTGGTGCTAATGCTGGTGGAAAAGCTGGTCAAACTATTATGGATATTACGGGTATCAATAGTGGAGCAAGAAAAGAGTTCACTTTAACGGTAAGTGCTTCTGGCGCTGCAGCATAAGGAAATAAATAATGTCTATAAATAATTATGACTTAGGCCGCGATGTAATTAACACTGAAGTATTGACCAAAACAAATTATGAGATTACATCTGCTACAGCCGCGCAAGAAAGAAGTTTAAATGCTTTTGTAATGGAGGCTACCTCCACTGGCTTTTTAGTTAATGCTAAGGGAACCACCACAAGTACTCCCCTAAGTGCTGCTTTTCGCAACATTTCAAACTATTTCTTCTCCTCATCGGCTGCCAATAGAATACCAGTAGCTCAGAATAATATTGCTACTACAGGTATATCAAGGGTTCTTACTATTGGTAGAACAACTGCTGACGACGCAATTTTATCGGGTAGTGTTACAGGAACATTTTCTTTTGGAACACAAGCGAATAAAGTTATTATTGATCAACCCGAACAATCTATTTCTGGTGCTGTTGGTCGTAAAGGTGATTTAGTAGAAAAAGCAGATACTACCAACATTGTAGGAACTATTTTTTATGATACTGGAACGATGGTATTTCACGGTGGTGATTATTCAAGAAATACAGACTTTTTGATAGATTCGGCATCTGGTTTTACTTTTGGACCTGGCGCAACTGCTGGTAATGTAGCCATAAACAATATAAGCTTTATAAGCTTGAATATGTTAAAGAGAAGTGTTTTCTTTACAAGAGCTTTTAATCAAGAGTTTAATTATTCTAACAATCCAACTGCAATCGCAAACGCTTCTTTAGGCTCTATCTCTTCTAACTTAACTGGTATGCCGACATCGTTTATTACAACGATTGGCTTGTATAACAATGATAATGAGCTAGTAGCTGTCGCTAAAACTGCTCCTCCTGTAAAGAAGGATTTTGACACCGAAAAGGTATTCGCAGTTAGATTGCAGTATTAAGAAAAATAAAATGAAATGGCATATAAAGCTTTTGAAGAAAATGAAATTAACCCACGACCATTTGTCGAAGAGCAAACTATCTCTATATCTGAAGACAGCCCTTGCGCTAGTCATCTTCATTTATTTACCGGAATACGCTCTTTAGGTAAGTTAGATGTTTTTAAAGCAGGTACTAAACCTGCGTTTAATGAAACAGACTCAAAAGAAGTAAAGTATCAGTGGAATTTTGATAACAATGTTTTAGCTGGTCAAACTTTAACAGCAGACATTACCACTGGTGTTTTTCTGAGTTCTGCAGACCAAACATATAACTCTTCTACTAATGGTAGTTCTTTGCAGTCAAGCCAAGATCTTTTTAGATATGCTCAAGGTTATTTGTATCGACCAGACAATGACTACCAAAGCACTTCCGCTCTAGTTAGCTCATCTTCTGCTGGAACTAAAATATCAGTAATGAGGCAAATTAACTTAAGAAAAGATATCTTTCATTCTTCTTATAAACAAGCTGCATTTAAATTTCAAATTAACGATTCTAATACTTCATTAACTGCTTCTATTGATGGAGCATCAGCTAATGCTGCTTATACTACAATAGCAAGTGGAGTTTTTGGCAGTGAAACTCCAAATGTTTCAGCTTATACTACTGCGTTAGATTTAAAAAATCCATTTGGTGGTAATGAAGGAACGGGCCGTAAATCATTTTTTGGTGTAAATGTATCTACATCATTAGCTAATCCGTTTGCTGTAACTAATGGTGTCGGATACACGGCTGGTAATAATTTAGATACAATTAGAACTGCATGTACAATAGAAGCTGTTGTTAGACCAATGAAATCAAACTCTGTTTTATATTTTAGAAGATTAGCTACAACTCAAGACACGTTAACTAAAGACAAGTTTATGAAGTTGGAGCTTACTCAATCGGCGGATAATAGAGAGCCGGCTTTTAGATTTTATATAAGAGATGCTGATACAGGCGCTGCTTTTTCTGAAGACTTTGCTCAACCTAATGTACAAGCCTCTGGCTTATTTGTGCCCGCTGATGTTGGTATAGATCTATATGATGGAGATTTTCATCATATAGTAGTTTCATGGGATATTAATGAAATGGAATTACCTGCTAATGACTCCTCTGCTGAACGAGGTGCTGGCATTATTATGGGGTATATAGATGGGTATAAACTACCCAACAAAGAACAAGTTTTTCCGAGACTATCCGGAGCTGATGCAGCTGGAGGTCCAGCCATTCAAGCTAATATGTTAGACCAAAGAATACCTATAAAAAACACAGAGTTGTTTCCATATAGTGCTAGTTTAACTGGAGCGCCGTCAGGTAATAATGTTTATGTTGGGGCATCTAATTATAATAGAAACGATGGAGTAAGAGTTGGTGATATAGGAGAATTGGCCGGCCAAAATGATTCACAACTAGAAGGGTTGTACGATGGTCAAATTGCTCATGTTAGGTTATGGAATCAAAGATTAAAAGATGGAACAACTGGAACTAAAGATGGTGTAGGAAAGCTAATAAATTTAGACCCAACAGATGCTCAAACTAATGGCTCTAACCCTTTAGGGTTAAGTTTTACCAATTTTAAAAGTACGTCATTGACCGGCACCTCTTCTGCTTCTAATATTGTAGCTTGGTGGTATTTTAATAACTTAAACGGTATAACTGGAGCTGATATTTCTGGTGGTATGGTTGATGGAAGCGCAGTATTAGGTAATATATCTTCTAATACTGGTAGTGTTGTGGGTAATGGAATTGTTAAATTGTTGGATTCTAAGGATATAACTAATGGTGTAAGCGGAAATACAATTACCGATTTACAAGTTTCCGGTATTCCAAGAGATTTTCTTTATTTTGATCAACCACAAATTAACAACCCTGTAGATAGTAAGAATACACAAGGTAGAATTGTTAGAAAAACTATACAAGATAATATAAAGAGAATAGGTTTAGCTTTTTATGACCTAGGTCTAGTAACAATTGATGGTGATGATTCAAATGCCCGTTTAGATTTCACATTTCCTGCTAGTGGTGTTACTGGAGATTTTGGTTTTGCGGTAACAGGTCACAACAATACTGCATTTAATTTTCAACGGGTTGTGTATCATGCTCAAACTGATAGAGGAAGGTTATTAGTTGATGCTGTGGCTTCTGGTAGTGAAATGAATTTCTCAGGTAATCCTACAGGGATTAATCCAGAAACGGGTGGAAGTATTTTTGATGAACCAGCAAGCTACATCACAAGTATTGGATTATATAATCATAATAATGATTTGTTAGCAGTTGCAAAGCTTTCCAAACCAGTAAGAAAAGACGAGGCCATTACTTTGGGCGGCCAAGTAAAATTAGATTTTTAGGAAAAATAAATGCCAACAACTATTACACAACAAACAATGATAGATGGTTCAGTTACTGGTGGGCCGGTAATTCCTACACCTACTCATCCATTAATTCAAACCGCTTATTCTCCACTAAATGTTAATGACACTTATATTTGCAATTTTGAAACATCAAGGCAATTTACATTAAGTGGATTAAGTGGCGTTACAATGGCTAATGCTATTGATGGTGCTACTGATCATGGCATGGTAGCTTCTCCTAGAGATTCTATGACCGCTATGACAGCAAGTGTTACAGGTTCTAAGTCGGGTTATTTTATGAGCGTAGGAATGATATTAAGTAACAGGGGATTTACGAATAGCTTTACAGGAACAACTACTGGCGCTATTGATTCTGCTGGAGTAAATGATATTGGGGTTTTTGCATTAAGAAAAAGATTATTTGATATGGGTTTGCAAGCTGGAGGGTTAACAGCAACAGTTACCGGAACTAATTATGCAGGTGTTAGTATTGCCGGTGATTATTATGATTCTGGTTCGGGTCAATTCATTCAAAAATCTACAGGGAATACTATTGGCGTTTCTTTAATTGATGAGGGAATGTTTGTGGTAACCACTGCGAATATGAGAGAAGTAGCAACTTCTGTTACATCTGTAAAATATAAGACAAAAGTTTTAGGTACAAGCATAAGTGTATTTTGTAAATGTCAGCCGGATGAAATGAATTTTTCTACTAACTTCACCTCGGCTTTAACAGGTACAGTAAGTAGCGACACAACAAGTGCTGGAGAAATACAACAAGCATATAACAATTTATGGACTAAATCACCTTTAACCGCTAGTACAGATAGATTTAGACTTACTTCGTCAATGACGGGGGCCGGTGCTGGACCTTATATTACAACGGTTGGTTTGTATGACAACAACCACGACTTAATGGCTGTAGCAAAATTAGCAAGACCTTTGAAGAAACCTACGGACTTACCGATAACCTTTAAAGTACAAATAGATATATAGGATTTAAAATGGCATTTAAATATATTAACGCAGCAATATCGGGTGATTATCAAAAGATTCTTTCGCGGCTTATTGAAGACCCCGAAGCCCTTAATCTTACCGATACACCTACATCTGACTTACCCAATGATGTGCCTCAAACTGGTATTAATGTTGACGGTGTGTTAACAGGCTCAAAACAATCTTTAGAGTTTGATGGAACAGATGATTTTTTGAAATTGCCGACAACAGGTGGGTTAGGAACAGAGATATTGTTGCAAGAAATAGGTACGTATGATCCAAAACAGGGCGCTACAGCAAATAATTTAGCGTTAGAGGCGTGGATAAGATTAGACTCTTCTTTAACAGGTACAGGATTGGGGAGTGAGTTTTTTGAAGTTACAATTCAAAGAAACTCTACATCTTCAACGATAGGTTTTGATGGTAATTACATGGCTCGCACAATATATGCTGTAAGTGCGTTTGGTTCAGATGCATCTACAGTACAGGGGTCGGCTTCGGCTCATTATATTGACTTTCAGTTTGCTACTGGCTCAACATTTGCCTATTCACTTACCTCTACTTGCGATATACCCGCAAACCAATGGACTCATGTATGGTGTGAATATACTGCCAGTAGTAACGCGGGTGCTGCGTCAATACCGTATCTGCCTCTTCGTAGCACTATGAAAATGTATATCAACGGTACATTGAATAGGGAAAGCACCGTAGCTGGATTGACAGACTTAGCATTAGGTGGTTCGGGGTTACCATTTCCAGCTACTGCTGAAGCGGTTAGTTATGGCTATAGTAGAGCTATTAGTTTTGATGGTAAGTTAGATGAAATGAGATTATGGTTGAATAGTGGGACAACAAACTCTATTGGAGCTTTAGCTAATAAAGGTAATATTGGAGTTCCTACTGACGCTTTTGATAGTCAAACAAATGCTGCTCAAGTAAAGTTAGATTTTGCACCTTCGGCAGAGTATTTAGCAGCTTGGTGGAGGTTTGAAACCCTGTCTGCTGTAGATCTTTTTGCAAGTGTTGCTGATTCGGTGCCTGACTCAACTCAATATGGTCATAGCGCCACTCCGCAAAACTTTGTCGGAACATTAGATTTTTCCGAAGAGCAAACTATTGTAGCTGGTCAAACAGTAACAGGATTAAATAAGTCTATTACAGGGCAAATTGATTTATCTGATCCTAGGGGTGGTACGTATGATCATGGTGGAATGTTAGTTATACATGATAATCAAAATGCCATTAACTTGCAAAGAGGAGTAGATAATCTAGTTAGTTGTGCTAGCAATACTTGGTCTGCGTCTGGTTCGGCTACAGTATTATATGACACTCTTAATATATTCTATGGTTCATCGGCTTATACTGTTAACACAAGTGCCGCCGGTCAAGGAGCAATACACACTATAGATTATGGTCACTTATTATTTGATAAAAATGATTATACTTTATCCTTAAGATTATTATTAACATCTGGTTCACCATCAGCACAAGTTACATTTAGGTTAGGTGCATCATCAAACGCAGTTTCAACTACAGCTATAATGGATAGAAATGTATGGGTGCCAATATATGTAAGAAAGACTGCATCAGCCGATTTTAATGAAAGTAATATGACGGGTAGTGTTACTATACAATCATTAGGTTCAACTGCAAATACCGCGGGCGCATTATTTAGAGTTGATGGGTTGCAATTGAGTGAAGGAGTTTTTCCTTCTAATTTCGTTGGCCCAGAACAAATTAGAAAAAGTGGTGAAATAAGCTGGATGGTAGGAGACTAAAATGCAAACTAAAGATTTTACAGTTCAACACACCGCAAGGTTTTTAAGTAATAAGACAAACTTTAGTAAACAGCCTTTGTTTGTAATGACTAGTAATTTAGGATTAACTGGTGATGATTTTATAGCTGTGTATAGAATAACTAGAGGTCATTTATTAGATAGTACATTAAGAGAAAGTGCTGCTATATCTGATACGGGCGCTAGTAACGCAGTAAGTGGTGATGGGGTTATAGGTATTACAATAGGATCTTCTATGGGGCTAACATCTGCCACTGGAAGTAACAGAATAAATGCTAACTCTATTACTGCTGGACTTGGCCAAACTAACGCTGATTGGTCTGCCGGTGCAGCGGCAACAAGCTCTTTATTATCCACCACATCTGAAGGCACTCAATATATTATATCTGCGAGTATGAAAGGTACTGATAGAATTGATGTGATTGTTAATGACGGCGAACAAAACTATGGTGATATAACAATAACGGGATTACCAACTTTATCAGACATGAAAGTTATAGGCAATGGTATTAGACCTAAAGGTAAACAAAATAGTACTTATGTAGTTAATGCTACCACTGATATGAATGGTGCTGCCGGTAGTGCTGATATAACTACTTACTTATATAACCAACAAGATCAACAAGAAGTGTGGACTTCATCGGGACTTACTGGTGTTTTTGATTTATCTTTCAATGGATTAAGTGCTGCTGTTAAAGGAAAAGCTGCCGGTCATGGTCAAATGCAAGTCGCTGGAAATATGGTGTCTGGAGCCGGTGCAAGCGCTGCTACTGTTACAGGATGGACTAGCGGCCCAATGGAAGGTGCGTTTAGATTAGATAATAGTAGTTATTTAGAGGGTGTTACATCTTCTTTATATAACACTAGAAATGATGTTACTAATGGTATGACTTTAATGACTTATGTTAGGTTTCATGCGACAGGTAGTAATCAAACTTTTATGAATATTTGTGGTGGAGCTAACGGCACAGCGAGCTTGTCCGGCGATGGTTTTAAACTCTCATTGTCTGCTGGTGCTTTAAGTTTTAATAATGATAAATCTTCTATTACTGCTGGCGAATTAACTACTACGCCAGGAACTGTTGGTGCAGCAACTGGTAGTGAAGCCGGTCAACATTCAGTTCAATTAAATAGATGGTACCATGTTGCAGGAGTTATATCCGCTACGGGTTCAAACTCTGGTATGAGGATATATATAGATGGTAAACGGATGCCATTAGCAGGTACTTCTGCAGCTGCCGCAGGTTATGTTGGGCCACCCTCTGCATCGCCTCTTTTTCAAAGTAATTTTCCATTATCGGGCACTATATCTGGCAGTGCCGTGCAGAATACCAGCGGCTCTGCTGATGTCACATCTATGCCTACTTTAACTAATCCTAGATTACTTATGGGGTCTGATCGTACACTAGCTGGCGCTAATGTAGCCCATGATGTTTCTGTTACTAGAGTTTTTAACCGGCCCTTAAGTGACTCAGAAGTGTTCCAAAACTTTATTGCTACTGTACCTTCAAACATTTTACTTGATAACTTTAAGATTGGATGACTTGATAACTAGATAAATTTAATATTTGAAAAAGTAAAGTAAAAACTTTAAGTAAAAACGGTAGTACCTAGTATGCGTTATTTTAGCGAGAATATAAACTATGAGTGAAAAAAACTTTCAAATAAATAAAAAAGACCTTGTTTCTAGGTTTAAGGCGCTGGTAAGAAAACACGCTAGCAGGGAAGATGAGTATAACCCTAATAATGCTAAACAGGTGGGTAATCATAGGGATTATTTTATATTGGATAAGATAAGAGCTATATATAATTGGGTTATAGATGAGATTAAAATAGAATTAAGAAGA